CCATATCGTGGTGTTTGTACGGAAAAATCCCAAAAGAAGCTAAGATGGACGATGTGATATCTCATGGGGACAGATCCTGTGACGTCGAAGTAGTATTCGAGGACGGAACTATTGTTAAGAGAACTCGAGGACCCAACACCCTAGATATTATGCAACCGACTCTGAACTACGACGATAATTTCACCAGCATTAAAGGTAAAGATGCTCGCGAGACTCAGACTATAATAGAGAAGTATGTCGGAGTATCCTTTGAGACCTTTTGTCAGACTGTTTACTTCGCGCAAAACTACACTAAGAAATTCATCACCTCTAACCAAGAGGACAAAGCTAAGATCTTGTCGGAAGTCCAAGATTTAAAGATTTTCGATCGCGCTCGAAAAGAGGTAGTAACTCTACTTAAAGCCAACGAAAAGCAACTCCAAGATCTTAAGCACAGTTTAGCGTTGCAAACCAAAGAACTAGAGTTAAATAAGCGAGATATAGAGGCCGAACGGACAAAGTTAACTCATGCCAAAGAACAGTATGAACAAAAAATAAAAGCAGTTCAAGACCGTATTGCCGCAGAGGAAAAAGAACTAAATCCAGCTGAGGCTTCCTATGAGGAACTTTTAAAAACAGTAGTCGGTTTTACACATGATCAAGAACTAGAGGAAACATTAATCGCACAACAAGATTCGTTGAGTCGGGAAGGCGCTGTACTCGAAGCCCAGAAGGCTGACTACCAGACGATGCTCCAACGCAGGGAAATGAATGAACTTCACGCTAAAAGTATAGCGGGCCGATACAAGGAAGCTGAGGCGAGGGCAGCAGAACTCAGTAAATCAATTCAGAATCCAACCAAGACCTGCCATTATTGTGGCTCCGAGATGAGCAATACAGACACTAGTCATGCGGAGGCTGAACTACTAAAAGTGATCAATATGAAAAACGGACTTCGTGAGGAGTTGGTAAGTTTGGGGAAAGATCTCCAGACTCCTTTGCAGTCTAAAGAGAACTTGACTCAACTATTAAAAGATAATTCTGAAAAACAAGTAGATGTTCGAAACCAATTAAACGAGATTCGAATAAAAAAAGAGAGCATGGTGAAAACAGAAGCACATCTCCAAGCATTACGTCGAACTATAGATCTAAAAAAATCTAATCTTCAGGAACTTAAAAATGCTTTGACCATGATCCCAGCTCCCGACGTTGACGACACTAAGTTATCGGGATTAACGAGTCAGCGGAGGGTGATTAAAGATTCTATAAGGGATGTTTCCGTTCTTATAGAGGACAAAACTAATCATGAGGGTCGTCTAGAACTATTAAAGGAAGGGTTCAAGAATATTAAATCTTACGTCTTTAATACGATCTTAAATGAGATTAATGCCCGGGTGCATGCGCACCTTTCGCACTTATTCGAAGTTCCAGTAACTGTACGGTTCAGAAACGACAACATGAAGATCGCCACCGATGTTACTTTTAATGGTGCTGAGCGAGGTCTGGGCCTTCTAAGTGGGGGGCAATTTCGCCGGGTAAGTCTGGCGGTAGATCTGGCATTGTCAGACGTCACCACGGCCCGTAAGGACGCAAAGATTGGAATGTTAATTCTAGATGAGTATTTCAAAGATTTAAGTGAGACGAGTATGGAAAAATGCTTAACTTTGTTAGAGAGCCGGAGGCAGCCCGTATTGCTAATTGAGCATAATTCAATTTTTAAGAATATCGTCACTAATACGGTAACTGTGCGATTAGAAAACGGAGTATCGCGTGTCGAAACTTAAAGTAGTGAGCTCTTCTAATGTGAGGGTCCTTTCGTCTAGAGCAATGGAGATTATGGAGTTAGAGGGGTTAATAAAACTAAAGGCTAATCCCACAAACCGGGATCGCATTGTTTTTGCGTATCATTTTTGTAGACTGGGAAACCCTTTAAAGGCCCAGGTACAGTTAAACCTACTTTCTGAGGACTATTTTGAAAACGAAATCTTTAGAGACCTTTGGAAAGCTATGTTAGCTTTCTCTTTCAGAACTACCTCACCACAAGCTTTTACGGGAAATATGGGCAGGGCTTTTGAATATTTCTTGATTATCAGAAAAGTGGAAAAAGTGTTTTTGGATCTCAATTTCAAACTTAAGTCGAATTTTTTGAAGTTTATTGCTGAGTTTAATAAAGATTGCTTTTTTACAGAGTAGCTTTAATTAGGTACAATAAGAGGGTATGCCCCTAAAATACTTTAAAAATAAGGATACAGGTGAGATCCGAAGAAGTTTAAAAAGTCTAGACCCAGAACTCTGGGAAGAGGTTATTTGCGCCCCTAACCAAAAATTCATGGTTTCTGCAAACAAGGCTACCGGAAAGTCTAAACTAAAAGATGCTACCAAAGTCTTAACTGAACGAGCCCGGAACCACTCCAGAGAACACGATCTGGATGAGGTTATCCAACTTAACCGGGCTAACGGTCTAAAAGCGCAAGTTAAGCAATCTTTTCTAAATGAAAAAGGGGAACGAAGAAAAAAGGTGGACGATATCTAATGAAACGACGTCCAATTTTTTTCACTAGCGATCTACACATAGGGCACAAGACCGTACTGAACCCCACTTTCGATAATCGACCTTTTACTGATCTAGACCACATGCACAGGGTCTTAGTTAATAACTTTAACGCAACGGTCCCGGAAGACGGAATAACCTATTTTTTAGGGGATGTAGGTCTTTGTAAAAAAGCCACGGTAAAGGACATAGTGAAGTCTTTGAACGGGACAAAGATATTGGTAACGGGTAACCATGATAGAGGGGCTAACTCCATGTTGGACGTTGGCTTCGATTTGGTAACTCATGGGGTTAAGTTGGTGATTGCCAATCGAATAGTCACTCTCTCACACTGCCCTCTTCAAGGGGTCTGGCGGGAAGATACTAGAGGGATGCTGGGGACTGATGGGACAGAAAACTGGCACGGGGAAAAACGCCACAAAAGATTCAGCTTCTCAGATGAGGGCCAGTTCCACCTCCACGGCCACATCCACTCCCCCAATCGAGGCAAGTCACAAAAAACTCTCGGAAAACAGTATGACGTGGGGGTAACTGCAAATAATTATAGGCCCGTATCAATCTCCCAAATCGAGGCTTGGATTTCCGCATATGAAAAAAACTCTACTAAGCCTTGATATGAGCACGACCTGTACGGGTTGGGCTCTTTTCGACATAGAGTCAAAAGAACTCCTTGCTTATGATAAACTTAAACCTTCCGTAAAAGGGGGGTCAAAGATGACATACCCCCGAGCACAGCTAGAACGCATGAAAAGTATTGCCGAGCAGATCTTGGGCTTAGTAGAGTCCTACAAGCCCCACGGCATTGTGATAGAAGAGATTACGGGCTCTAAACAACGATTGGGACAAAAAACTCTCGACGGCCTTCACTTCATTGTGGCCTATTATTTGCAAGAATATTTAGATATAGTGTCCTATTATGACGTCACGGGACTCAATGGTTGGAGAACCCATTTAAATCTGAGACTTAGTGATGCGGATAAAGCCTCAAATAAAGAGAGTAAAAAACTTAACAAAAAGCTGCCTCCTAGACAAAAACTACCCATCATAGGTCCGAAACACTTAGCATGCAGGCACGCAAACAGACGTTTTGGCATGAATCTTGATGTAGAGGTCACAAAAACAGATGCCGATATAGCTGACGCTCTTTGCCTGGGGGACGCTTTTTTGAAATTTAGGTTTACAGAGTTAATATTCTAACGTAGGATTTATATTATGGACGATAAGACATCAATGCAAGCTCAGGGTCTAAAGTGGCTGTACGAAATGCAGCTAGTAGGGGACACTCAGCTGATAAATAACTTAAAGTTAAATATTTTAAGTATCTCTAAAAATATCAAAGAGATAGAAATCCTAACGTCGTCTTCCCATAAAGCTATGTTGGTGTATCTAGAATTATCCTTTTTGGGAAAGCTTTTTTACAAAAAACGCTTAACAATCGAGGTCTTAGATCTCTTAAAAAATTCTTTATCACAGTACCGATTTAGGGTTACTTGTGATAAGCTAGTATTTAACCAGGCTGTTAGTAACGTAAAGAGAGCTTTATCTAATCTACCTAGCGGAGGGGAAAATGAAAACACTACTGACGATCCTAGCGATCTTCCCGACAACAGTTCTAGCTAAACCACAAACCACAATAAGTTGCGAAAAACATCCGATCTTCTGTGATATTTTGACAGTAAAACCATCCATAAACCGAAGTTATGCGATGGAACTTTCTAACTATATTAATAAGTGGTCCTCTTATTACGGTACCAATCCCAAACACTCCGTGGCTATTGCTATGCAAGAGTCAAGTCTTATTAACCAAGACCGCAAAGGGACCGTTATCACAAAAGAGGGGAAAAAGGTTAGAGGGGTGACGGATGTCGGGGTTTTTCAAATTCACATAGAAACCATAGCTAATATGAATGAGCGTCTTAATTGGGAGATTGATTTCCAGAGACTGCGGTCTGATATCGAATATCAAACCCAAATCCACACAAGAGTGCTTCGGCGGAAAATTAAGATCTGCAGTTCTGCGAAATACAAAAAGAAGTTAAAAGTTAAGTCAGGGCGGGAATGGGCGTGTTATCACTCTTTCACTCCCAAAAAGCGGGCAATCTATTTCAAGGATGTTAGTGAGCACTTGAATAAGATCTCGAACCCGATTCTGTTCGCGAGAGCCCCCAACTCTCTATAGACCCTCGATTCCCCTTATTTTTGGTATAATTTACCTAGAATAGGAGGTTCTAGTGTCAGAAGATCGGGATAGCGATAAAAAATACTACTTAGTCCCCCAAAAAGAGTCCGGAAAAGCTAGACATCCCGTTTCTGTGGATGTCGTGAAAAGTGCCTTTATTGCGGAAGGCCTGACCGTTGAAGAAATCTCTAGCCGATATTTCCTCTCCCAAGAAATTGTTCAAAAGGTAGTAGCAGACCATAAGCTGCAAGAACTCCGGAATGCTTATATAAGACAAGGCATCGCCAAAATACAAAACGTGCAGTTGGGGCAAGCCCAAGAGTTACTAGACGTAGAGCTTGGATTCAAAAAGATGCGGTTAGTTCAACTACAGTCCAAGCTACAGGACTATATGGCCTACTACGCTCGTCATAACGATTTTTATAAAAGACATCCGGTAACTGGAGATATCCTAAAGGATACTGATGGGATACCCATGCAGCTGAACATCCCAAATGTTGCGAGAGAGATTAACCAACTCAAGGAAAGTGTAACCCTCTCCGAAGGTCTCAAAAAATTGATGTCAGACCTGGACTCACTCATAAACAGTAAGCCAGAACCTGAATCGATTGATGGCGACGGGGACGTAATCGACATGGAAGAAGTCGATAAGTATTTTCGAAAGAAAGTTTAATGGATTACCGACAACACTATAACAACCTGATAGAAAAAAGAAAAATAAGTATCCCAGAGGGTTATGGGGAGGTGCATCATATCGTACCTAAATGTATGGGAGGCTCAAATAAAAAATCTAATTTAATAAAACTAACCCCTCGAGAACATTTTTTCGCCCATTTGCTATTAGCGAAAGTTTATAAGGGAAAGCTTTGGGCAGCCGTTAACAGAATGATGAACTCTAATGTTCACAATAGTAGGGAATATGCCTGGGCTAGAAAAAACTTTTCTAAAAGTATTCAAGGCCCTGGAAATGGGCGGTATGGGAAGTTAGTGACTGAAGAGACTAGACAAAAAATTTCTAAAAAAAATAAAGGAAAACCTTGTCCAAAACACGTAAAAGAAATAGCGTCCAAGACCCACCTAGGGAGAAAACAACCTTATAAAGAGCGGTCTAATAAAGCGAGGGCAAGAGGTGGTCGACCCTTCAAAGTGTACAGAGCAACCGTTGTGGGAAGTAACCCAAGATGGCAGAGAGTCTATAAAGAAGAATTAGTAGGAATTTGGGAGATCCAAAGAGAGTGTTCTAAGGACCTAGGCATTCCCCACCAACCTATCAATAAATGTCTTAGAGGGATAGGGAAACACGTTAAAGGGTTTGTTTTCGAATGGATATAGGGAAGTTACCAGATAAACAGTTTGCGGCTTTGTATAGTAAAATTATACAAAAGATTAAGGCAGACCCTATAGAAAATTTCGTGAAGGCCGGGGGTTTTATCGACCTAGAACCCACTGCCGCTCAAGAGGTGATCCTTAAAGTAGTCTTTCAAAAAAAGCTAGATCCTATAACAAAAAAACAAGTCCGAATTGAATCAGAGACAGAGGATGGGAGTTTTTTACTTCTAGATACCCTAATGACTGAGGTCGAGCTTTACGAGTTCATGACCGAGAAGGCGTACGACCCTAAAAAAATCGAAGAAGTCAAGGTTAATAAAATCAACTTAATCTGTGGTCGACGTTCTGGTAAAACACTTTTATCCGCTATTATTGCTATCTATTGTTCGATTTCCAATAACTGGAAGCCTTTTTTGAAAAAGACACCATTTGCGACAGTTCTAGTGATGTCACACTCTCGAGAGTTTTCTGATGAGATTTTAGATGTTATCAAAAGTTTAGTAGAAAACTCCCCCATCCTAACGAGGTTGATTAATAAGAAAGCGAAGCAAACATCATCAACTTTTAATCTAAGAGTTCCTTGGATAGAAAAAAATAAAATTATTTATTCCAGAGTTCAGATTAAGGTCGGAGCGGCCTCAAGTAAGACAACTCGGGGTGTTGCGGCATGTACGGTCCTGTTGGATGAGATCGCATATTTTAACTTAGATGAAAATATGAAAGAAACTGACGTCAAAATTCTAAAAGCTGTTAGACCCGCCCTAAAACAGTTCGGTTCCTTGGCGATGTTGATTAAACTCTCTTCCCCCGGCATTAAGCAGGGGGTTTTGTATAGCGAATATGAGATGAACAAAAAGGGAACTCTCCCACAATCCTACGCTGTGTTTAAGGCCCCAAGCTGGATGATGAATAATATCCTACCTAAAGAAGAGTTTTATGAAGAGGAGAAACTCGATCCAGACGGGTTCGATACTGAGTACCGTTCAAATTTCGCGGACTCCTTAAGTAACTTCATCATGCCTCAGTACATCGATTTAGCTAAGCAAAATGGGCTAAAATTCCTACCCCCCAAAGACGAGGAAAAAGACATTAAATACTTCGCATCCATCGATGCGGCGTTTAAAAAGGATAAGTTCACTTTCAGTCTCGTGTCGGTATCGGAAAACCGAGTCACTCAACACGTGATTATGGGTTGGGAGGGTAGCAGAAAACAGCCCGTAAAAGCACATACTGTGGCCCAATGGGTTAGAAACGTTATTAGAACCTTTCCTGTAGACTATGTAGCTGCCGACCAGTTCGCCTTCCAACCCCTAAAAGAGATTTTTGATCAATATGGAGTAACTCTTAGGGAGTATACTTTTAGCGCCAAATTCAAGAAACAAATTTACTTTAACTTGAAAAAGTTAATCCATTCCCAACAACTCGACCTCTTAGACCACGAATTGCAGGCGAAAGAGCTCAAAGAGTTAATCGTAGAGCAGTCTGCAACGGGTAATATCAAGATCGGACATCCTGCAGCAGGCTCAGACGACTTCGCGGATTCCTTGGCGGTTTCGACCTTCCTTGCTACGGAGGGGCAATCTAAAGGGAAATTCGAGTTTGAAGCACTGGGTGGAGGCAAAGACTACGGAATTCAGACAGACGCTAACGGGGTTGCGTTTAAGGCCCCCTCGGCTGATATGTTGGTCTCTTCGGGACATTTGGCAGAGAATATCATGGATAACTCCGCTCTTTACGGTAAGGACCCTGTAGACGGTAAACTGAAGCGTCGGGAGGACTTTATTGGGGGAGACGACGATGACGACAGTGCTCATTTTAGTTTCGGCTAGGTCTTTTTTGATATAATTTAAAAAGTATAGTCCCATAGTTATAGGAAAATTAATATAATGTCAGACCAAGGTTCGGATAACAAAAAACCCTCTATTTTTCAAAAAGCCTTAGAAATGGGATCCGTTTGGATGGATACTCAAATTCTCAAGGCCAAAAGCGAGGTTATGAACCAGATCGATAACTCCGATTTTGACTTTGGTAAGGCCGTCACTGAGGACCCCAGTTACGCTATCAATGCCTCGGGATGGAAAGATAAGCCACACAGACTCCAAAACGGACATTTGAAGCAGATGTCTCTGAAGAGTTCTCCGGTTTCAGCTGTTATCCAAACCCGTCAAAATCAAGTCGCAAATCACTCAAAATTAGTTAAGTCAGAAAAAGAACGGGGTTGGATGCTTTGTCTGCGGGACGAAGAACAACTTTTAGAAAAAATTAAAGAAGAGCTAAAAGCTGAAATGGACTCTCAGAATACCCCCGCAGGTAGCGAAATACTACCCGATGAGGTAGAAAAGTCGACCATTCTCAGAAAATCGGATGAAATTGAGACCGACGGGGAAATAGAGACGGATCCTTCCAAAGACGGTAAGTCGGACGACGCCGTAGAGGCATACAACTGGGAGCTCGAGCGCAAGGCCCGGGAGAAGCTAGAAGAGCAGTTCTCAAAGGACCGCAAAAGAGCTCAAGACTACATCCTTAATTGTGGTGAAGACGTTTCTAAGAAACCTTTTGAGTATCGAAAGTGGAATTTTGACTCAATTCTCCGTGCTTGGGTACGAGATACCCTAACTTACGATCTCTATGCCACGGAGGTGGTTCCCAATAAACTAAACAAACCCAGTTATTTTTTCCCTGTAGATGGGGCCACGGTTAAGTTTGCTTCAAATCGACTAAAGGACTACAAAGAAGTAGCTGAAAATTTCCTAAATTTAGACATTCTTTATCCAGAAAAAAAGACCGAAGCTATTGAAAAGCAAAAGGTCCTAGACTTAGATCAGAAGCTACTGGCAGAAGACCTGTATAAGTATGTTCAAGTAATCCGTGGGAAGATTGAGCGCGCATATACCGATGACGAGCTCAAGGTGGGGATTAGAAACCAAACCACGGATATCTACAACAACGGTTACGGGATTTCAGAGCTAGAACTGGTAGTAAGTCTCGTCACCGGACACCTAAACGCAGAGTTCTATAACCAAGCCTATTTCACTCAAGGTTTTTCCGCTAAAGGTATTCTCCACGTTAAAGCTGACCTCAACCCACGTAAATTGGAGACTTTGAGACAAAAGTGGCAGCACATGGTCCGGGGAGCACGTAACTCTTTTCAGACCCCTATTCTGGCAGGACTAGAGGGTGTGGAGTGGATCCCTCTAACCCAAAACCACGCTGATATCGGTTTTGAGAGTTGGATGCGCTATTTGATTAAAATGATTTGTGCTATTTATCAAATCGAGCCACATGAGATTGGGCTTGGTTTTAAAGATGAGGGTAGCGGGGGTATGTCGGGAGACAATACCAAAGAAAAGATGAACCAATCGAAAGATAAAGGTCTATACCCACTTCTCAGACACATTGAGAACTACATAAACGAGGAAATCCTAAAGCCTTATGATGACCGGTTCATCTTAAAGTTTACTGGAGTTACCTCCGAATCCCAGGCAGAAGCTTTGGATCGTCAAGAGCGCGAAAGTAAGTTTAAAAAGACCCTAAATGAAGTCCGTTCTGAGGACGGTTTACCCCCTATCCCAGGAGGGGACGAGATCATTTTGGGAACGGAATACATGCAGTGGTATCTACAAATGAGCCCTAAAGCCTTAGAACAACAAGAAGCCTCCCAACAAGATGCTATGGGGGGAACTCTCGGAGATATGCCAGAATACGATGATCCGTTTTCGGATATTACCGAAGACTCGCTAATGCGAGAGGAGGATCTGGAAAACGGGATCCTATCCCCAGAAGTAGAAGACTCTATGGAAAAGTCTACAAAGGGCAAGAAAACCCCAAAAAAAGTTAAAATCGAATACTACAAACTGGAGGACTAAAAACTATGGCGAAAGTTAAAGTCTTTTTAGAAAAAGGTGAAACGGAATTAGACGCTCAGATAGCCATAGAAAAAGCCCTCCAACTGCACTCAAGCGGGGACATTCACACCGAGTCCTTTGAGGACCCCGCTATGATTCATGCCCAACAACGCTTTGAGGAAATCCACGATCGGATCTATAAGGAAATGTTAGATGAGATCATGGATGAGTTGGATAAGGAGTATTCCTAAGCCATGGTCATCTCCAGAGAACGTTTAGAAAAAATCAGGGAAATTATCGAAAAGAACTACTCTAAGCTAGTGATATCTACCCTAGGCCGCGGAGTGTTTTCTCAAAAAGAACTCAGACAGTTGAAAGAAGAGGGGGTAGATGTTTCAAACGATACCTCTCTTTTGTCTCTTATTTATAATCATAATTTTATTAACTCTCCCATTGACTCCCGCTCTCCTACATCCGTAGAAGAGATGAAGGGTCAGCAATCCCAGCCCGGCATCACCCCTTCGGGAGAGGCCCACGACTATACTTTAGAAAACCTAAACGACAAAACGAGACAATTGATCGATAAGTTGCGGGGAGATGTTCAGACCCGCTTAGAGGGGATTATCAGAGATAACAATGATTCCTATAAACTCGAAGCCTTACAGAACTTGGATAGGTCCGAGATCGCTGACCAGTTAGTTAAGGAGTCCACATTAGGAAGAGTTAAGCAACGGCTCCGAGACACGACAAAAGACGGTACTCGAGACTGGATGCGGGTAGCTCTAACCGAGATGAGCAACGCCATCGGTACGGGATCCGTGGATCGAATTGTATCAGACAACAGGGATAATGATCTAGAAGATGTATACGTTTACAGGGTAATTGTGGGAGATGACTTAACTTGTAAATGGTGTAGAAAGTTTTACGGAGACGTGGGAGAGGCCCCAAAAGTATATAAACTTTCCACTCTTTTAGCCAACGGGTCTAATTACGGTAAAAAATCGGATACCTGGGGACCCGTAATAGGAGCCACTCACCCAAATACTCGAACTTCCCAAATTATCGAACTTCGGCCCGGCTTTGCTGTACAAGCCGGAGGCTCCGTCACATATATCGGAATGGATAAGTGGCCAGAGTATATTCACGAAGTTTTAGTTGCCTAAAAGTTTTTAGGTATACTTATCCCGCCCCATAAAATATAATCAAAACATGATCACTTCTTTTTTAGAGGGAGAAACTTACCGACACAAAGACTACGGGGAGGTAGTTATGGTGTTGGGCATTGGGGAGGAGACCCCTGATGAGGTTGTGCTTGCTATCCTGAGAATCGATCCAGATACCATGGAAAGTATTGGGGGCGGGGAGCTAACCGTTGCCAAAGACGAGTTTCAAAATTGGGAAATGCTGGCCCTATGAGTAAGATCGAACAAAGAATCAAAGCCCTAAAAGCGCAAGAAGAGAAGTTAATCTTGGAAGGCATCAAGATTGAGTTCCTTCAGTACATCATGGACCAGGCCACGGGTTGTGAAGAACCTCATTTCCAAAACGTTAAAGAACCCGTAGTCTCACTACTCCAAACATTTGTAAAGAAGGCTATACAATCCATTGAGGCCGAAACTCCTTTAGATATTAAACTGAAATCAGAAGTTAAGCCTGTTCCTAAACAAAAAAAGAAAACTCAACCAGAAGACCTCCCCAAAGAAGAAGAGAAAACTGAGATTAACCAAAGTGGTGACCCTAACGATAAGCTAAGCTTTGCTTTAGCCAATCGACACCTCTCGGGCAAGAAGGTTAAGTTAGCTAATCCCGAAGATCCTAACCTCCCCTTTACTGGAGAGGTGGTGGGACTAGACGCCCCCTATGTGATCGTTAGAACCGATAACGGGCCTGTAATTAAGGCTCCCGTAGATAAGGTAGTGTTATGATCCAAGGCCTTAATCTTCTAAGTCCCGAGAAACAGAAAACTGCACTAAAGACAAAAGAGTCCCTAGATCATATTTTTAACGAGATTTCAGAGGATCTCACGGGAGGTGCCTCTTATGCTGCAGACCAAAGGACAAAAGAGTTCCTAAAAAGGTTTGTCGGACCCGGAATTTCTTTTGATGATGTTGAGGCTTTTCACGCAGCAGCAAACTCCCATAAAAACGGAGTATTTACTTATAGTGGAGTGTTTTTCATAAAAACTCCTCTCGGTAACGTCCTGCCCGTAACGGAATACACTACTTATCTAGAGAAGTGTGTGCTTGCTAACGAGGAGTTAGTTTCCGGGGCTATCGAGCAACAAAACTACTTTAATTCTTTATCGTTTTTTGGTTTAATGAAACTAGCATTCAAAAATCTTTTCAAAAGGAGTGAATTAGATGGGTAAGAAGAAACGTCAACAACCACAGCAATCTTTCCAACAAATGGTGTCGGATGCCACGTTAGCGAAGTTCAAGCCGTATATCGATTCACAAATTCAGGGGGTAGCTGCTGCCCTGGCTCAACAACAACGACAACAGATGGAAAATGTTTTTCTTAGATTGACGGTCTTGGAACAGGTCGTAGAGGAGAAACTTGACATCTCTAAAGACGAGTTAGCTGGCCGAGTGGCGGATGTTGAGGACCAAGCCCAAGGTTTTCTCCCTGTAAAAACCGTAGAAGAGGGAGACCGGGTACGAATGGAAATCCGCACTAAAGCTGCGGATCAAGACGAGTATCAAGGCGAGTCTCGTCTAATGGTAGACAACGTCGGTTCTGGCCAAACTCTGGGTCCTGAGATCGAAAAACCAGTTGTAGGAATGGCTACAGGGGAAGTAAAAGAAATCAAATTTGGCAAAGACCAAAGCATGACGGCTCAAGTGACAATCAACCGAGTATCTCGTGCACCTAAACAGGAGGAATCCGATGATTCAAATGAGGGGTAAAAACGTAGGTGTCGTTAAAGTAAAGGAAACTAAAAAGTCTGCAGGAACTTTTGATTCTATAATTGCTTTGCCTGATGACGACAATTCAGCGGGGATCATTAAGTACCTAGGCAAGGAAATGTCTGAGAATTCAGACCTTAAGGTGGGTACCAAGGTTTATTTTGGGGGCAAACGGTATACTGTGGTCATCGGGGGTGAGGAGATCCTGATTATGGACGAAGATAATATCGTTGCGGTCTCTGAGGAGCCTATCACAAAGGACGCTAGAAATGTCCAAGCAGAAGGCTAAAGCTAGTCGAGGCTCACAAAAAAATCTATCCAATATTGGTAGAACGACGGTAGATAACAAACTCACACACTCCGCAATGATGCTCAACTATCAATTTGAGTGGGGAGTGGACTTCACTAATCGGATAATCAATCTAGTTGGCGAAATCGACGAAAAAGCGTTTGAGAAGGTAGATCAGGCCCTGACTACCATGGAAGCTGATAACCGACAAAAAATCACTATAAAAATTAACTCTCCGGGGGGAGATACCTACCAAGCTTTAGCAATCGTTGGTAGGATGCGGGAGAGCCCGTGTTATATCCATACTAAGGGATATGGCCACATCATGTCTGCGGCCGCCCTAATCCTAGCCGCGGGAAATAAACGACGCATGTCAGACGTCGCCTTTTTTATGTGGCACGAAGCATCTTACGGGATTGAGGGCCGTCACTCGGAAAATAAAGCCGTAGTAAAGCAGATGGAAAAAGAAGAGAGACTTTGGGCACAGCAAATGGCGGAGTGTTCCAATAAATCCGAAACATATTGGTCAGAAAACGGCATTCACATCGACGCTTACTATACGGCAGAACAATTACTAAAAATGGAGGTTGTTGATGAGCTCTTCTAGCATTACGGACAGAATCGTAAATGCCAAGCGTTTTTGCACTAGCCACTCCCGGAGAGTTAAGGACTTGAGGGTAAACCCAAAATTTTTAGATAAGTGGAGCAAAGAGTTTTGGACTGGTTCAAAATTTGAAGGAAAAAAGCTGAAACTGTTTTTTGTGGATGATGTTGAAATTCCGGTAATTGAGGATGATAAGGTTAAAGAGTTTTATTTAAGGTTCGATAGTCCATTGACTGTTTATGGGGTGTGGAGCAATGGATTCTTCTAAAAAAGACCTCATCACCATATACAATAAGTCGGTCGACCGTCCCAGAAAAAAATCAAAGACTAAGTCTACCCCCTCAATTAAACCTTCTATGCTAGGCTCCCCATGCATGAGGAAGAACTTCTATTCATATAATAAGGTAGAAGAGGACATCAAATTTCCTCTTAAAAATGCGCGCATAGTGAAGTTGGGGGACGCAATTGGGAATATGTTGTTCGAAGCTTTTGAAAAAGAAGGCGTAGCTATTAGATGTAGAAAACCCGATGGGTCATATTATACAGGCTTTGACGGCAAACCTGATTACGAGTTTAGATTAACGTACCCCGAACTAGGAGTTAAGCTTGGGAAAATCGATTTAGTCGCAGTTTTGGATAGTCGTTTATGGTTGGGAGAGTTTAAGTCGATCAATGAAAGAGGCTTCAGAACCCTCAACGGCCCCAAACCCGCTCACTTAGTACAGGGGGTTTTGTATCTATATTTATTTAATAAAGCTTTGTCTGAGGGGATGTTTGACCACATTGAGGAGCTAGAGCCTTTCACCAAGGCCGAAGGCATGAAGTTTTTGTATTACCAAAAAGATGGCTCAAATCTTAAAGAATTTTCTGTTACACAAGCTGATGACACCTTCAAAAGTATAGTCCAAAAAATTCAGCAAATCAAGTGGCATGCTGAAGAGGACGTTCTCCCCCCTAAAACCCCCGATTTCTGCGGAACATGCCCGTGGAAAAATAAATGTGCACAAAATAAAAAGAAATAACCCCCTACCCCCTCTTTTTTTAGATACAATTAACTTATGGAAGCGTTGGAACTTAACTTAATTGCTAAAAAACAAGAGCTAGAGGATGTACTTACCTATGCCCTCAACCATGCTCCTGTTTATTTAACAGTAGTCAAGAAGCTCAAGGAAGATATAGAGTTTTGTGATCTAGCGCTAAAAGAACTACGCTCTAAGAAGGCTTTTTCCGCTCTTCTGGGCTAAAAATAAAAAATACCGAAGGATTGGTGTATTAAATGAAAACCGCTCTAATTGTTTTTGGGTCATTCCTAGCATTGTTGGTAGCCCCTACTGTTCATAAATCAGTTCCGGGCAAACTCGAGAAGACCTCCGAAGTTGTGAACGTAGGTACTTACGCTCCGGAAATTCTCCCACAACTAAACTCTGACCTTAGAGAAAATAAACCTATTAAAATTTTCCCCGTTAGAAAGATCATCACCCTCGAGGCGTCTAATACCGTAGTTTTCCGAGGACCTGTTACCGCAGAGTCTGTTGGCAAGGCCATGGCGGAGCTCAAGGCGATTAGCTCTAAAGTGTCTCACAAAACCCCAATCTATCTAGTTCTCGATACTCCAGGCGGGTCGGTCTTTGACGGTTTGGATTTTATTGATTTCACTAAGGCCCTTCCTCAAGAAGTTCACACCGTTACGCTTTTCGCCGCTTCTATGGGGTTTCAAATTGCCCAAAACCTAAATCGCCGCTACATCACACGAAACGGCATCCTTATGAGCCACCGTGCGTCTTTGTCCGGCTTAACAGGACAAATTGACGGGGAGTTCGAGACCCGCTATAGAATGATTAAACGGGCAGTCGATTATCTAGACGTTCGAGCAGCGTCTAGAATGAAGCTAAGCGTGAAAACCTACAAATCTATGATCTATAATGAGTATTGGGTACGTGGTTTTGATGCTCCGAGGGAAAATGCCGCTGACCAACAGATCATGTTAAGGTGTGGAAAAAGTCTCGACGGAGAGAGCATTGAATACGTACAGTCCTTCTTCGGCATGGTGCGCTTAACTTTTTCGAATTGCCCCATGATCAGAGCTCCTTTAAAAGTGGACTTTTCAGGCCTTGTATCTGGAATAGAGGATCCCCAGAATTTTAAAAATAACTTCATGATGGCTTTTACAAACCAATCCCGATTCGTAGAGAGGTTTGTTGTCAATAACGAGTTTAGAAAGATTTTCCCATAGAGCGTAGTCGGGGATAGTTTTAGGAGTTCACGGAATGAACGACAAGCCAAAACTAAAGCTTATCAAGCCCGATCCAGGTCCTAAGAGATCTTGTAGGAAGGGTGGGGCGTGCGGTTCTAACGCTTCGGAAGATTGCGCCACTTCCTGCGAATGGTGGTTAAACCACAAAGAGTCTCATTATTGTTTTTGGACATATGTTCTGAATAAATCGGACGAAAATGGTATGATGAAAGAATTGGTGCAATCCGAGTTAGCTCAACTTTTTGGGTGGTCAGACACCAAAACTCATTTCGTCCTAAAACAGGCTATTGAGGAACTGACCGTAGCCTTGCGGAAAAATGGGGCAGAGGAACTACTAACGGCTCTAGAAGAGGGTTCAGACGAGTCCTCAGACCCTACGACCCGCACTACCTCCCCGCCCCAAGACGACGATTTTAGCGAATAATTGAAAACTTAATTTTTTAGTAAAATATAATTATGGAAAAATTTAATTTCACTATGCCCGCTGAGATTGTTAAGTCAAAGGATGGCGAATATAAGATCGCAGGGCTAGCCTCTACCGAAGACGTTGACCAACAACAAGAAGTGATTATCCAAAAGGGGATTGACTTAACTCCGGTAGACGAGGGTAAGGGATTTTTCAATTTTGACCACTCTAACCGCCCCGAGGACCTGATCGGTACCGTGGATGGCTATCACCGCGATGCTAAGGGCCTGTACGTCCATGGGAAGCTTTTCAAGGGTCATGAGCGTGCCGAGGCCGTTTATGCCATTATGAAGGGCTTGGGGGAGCGAAAGCGCGGAGCCGTGGGTCTCTCGGTTGAGGGGCAAATCCTAGAGCGGGACACCTCCAATCCTAAAGTAATCAAAAAATGCCGAATTAAGAACGTTGCCGTCACTTTTAGCCCCGTTAACAAAAACACCTACGCCGACCTCATGAAATCTATGTCAGCTGACGCGGAAGTAGAGTTTGAGGCTACTAAAGAGAACCTCGAAACTAACGGAGATGAGCAAGATCCACAAGCTACCTTCACCGCTAACCAGGTCATGGCTATTGTTCAAAAAGCACTGGGTGTGGGGGCTGGTTATACCCAGGCTCCGGTTGATCGATCGGGTGGGGACGCCATGGCTACTTCAGATATGAAGGCGGAAGAGAAAAAGAAGAAAAAGGAAGAGCCCGAGGTCCAAGGTGAGCAAAAAGCCTACAAAATGAAGAAAATGGCTAAATCAGAGTTCGCCAAAAGCCTTACTTCAATTCTAGATAAACTTCAGGTTCTATATCCCGAAAATAGCCGCTCTGAGCTTTGGGAAGCTGTCAAAGACCGTTTGGACACTAAATTCCCAGCAATTCACAAAGGTCTCCGACTAAAACAGACCACGGCTAAAGAGCGAGAGCATAAACTATATGAGGATGCTCGCCAACGTTCCGATTATGAAGACAATAAGGATAAATCTCGTCAACAACTAGCGGAAACGGCCCGAGAATCAGGAGCCCCAGCTAAAGAGAGGGCTCAAATCCGAGCTCAAGCAGACGCAGCTAAACAAGTTGGTGACCGGGACCATGTACGTCCCGGTGTACGTGGCTAAAAAAGTAAAAAAATAAGTTTTGGATATAATTGGACTATAACGTTTTTAATTTTTAGGAGTTATTTATAATGAACGAAGAACAACTTACTAAGTCAATTGACGCTTTGATCGACGATCTCTTCACTGCTGAACCAGAAGAAGTTGAAAAATCGATTGAAATCGCAAAAGACGCAGACACTACCGCTGATAAAGCCGTTGGAAAAGCTCCTAAGGCGCAAAAAGACGAAGCACGCGGGGCGGGTCGTCCTAAACAAATCTCTGACATTCCTCAAGAGGATATGGACGGAGACCGGGCCAATGAGTATGACGACGAAATCTCTGAAAACGACGATAAAGAGACTCAACCAGAAGAAACTCAACAATCTCCATCTATCGACCAGGCCTGCGAGGGCAAAGGTCGTCTGAAGTCATCTCCTAAAGCTCCCGCTATACGACCTTTCAAAAAGTCTGAAACTGGTGAGTCAGAAGAAATCTCTGATGAAGACTGGGCTGCTTTCCAAGAGTTCAAGAAATCTCAAGCTGAAGCCGAAGAGCTCAAAAAAGCTGAAGAAGCTAAAAAAGAGCAAGAAGAGCTAGTGAAAAGCGCCGTAGCTGCCGCTATTGCCGACGTGAGAAAAGAGAACGAAGAACTCCGCAAGTCGGTATCTGAGTCTCAAGAGCTTCTTAAGGCTATGGCCTCTACACCAGCTAAACCGAAGTCAATCACTAATGTCCAAGCTTTGGAAAAATCAGAATCTCCCGAAGAAAAAGGTCCAGAGACCTTTACTAAATCAGAAATCCTTGACGGGATGGAAGAGCTAGTTAAAGCCGGTAAGCTTTCTGATCAAGTAGTATACGAATACGAGATGACGGACCGAGTAACCGATCCCGAAACTCGTAAAGCCGTAGAAGACTACATGTCGAAGCGATAAAAAAGTTTAGTTTTTAACAAATCAAAACTACAATTAACCAATAACAAAAATAACTTAAACATCAACCTTGTAAGGAGACATTTATTATGTCTAATGTAATCGACCAGGTTGCTAATGATCCATCTCTAACTGGATTTGGTTCTCATTCAGCAGCTCAAATTGAGCAACTTCAAAAGGCTCTATCGATTTCTCAAAACTATGGTACGACTGCTCCCCAGGATCTAGCTGGTGGATCTGCTCTTGCTGTTGAGGACCTCGATCGCACTTTGAAGCTTGTTACCCATGGTTTGGAACACTTGAAGTTGTGGAAAGACATCCTCAAGGAAAAAGTTCCTCAAACCGTTCATGAATATAACGTTCAAAACTCTTACGGTCAAGAAGTTTCTCCATTCTTCTCAATGGGCGGAACTCCAGTCAACACTGACGCTAACTATGACCGTGAAGTTGTCCAAGTTAAGTATCTTGGAACCCAAGGACAAGTTCAACACAACTTGACTTTGATCCAAGCTGCTCACGGACCCGTGATTGCACGAGAAGTTAAGAACAAAACTATCGAACTTTTGGCTCGAAACGAGCGCTCAATGTTCGAAGCTGACGAAGACATCAACGCTCTTGAGTACGATGGAATCGAAAAGCAAATCCGCGAAAAAGAAGCTCTCGCTCAGTACAAATCTACGGCTTTCGCTGGTTACGAGTCTGCTGGTGCAGATGAGTCTGTAATCCTCGATATTCGTGGTGCGTTCTCTGACGAAGTTGCTGAAGACATGGCGCTTAAAAACGTCAATAACTTTGGTATGGCTATGGACTGTTACCTCGGTACCGATGTCCACTCTGCCTTCTCGAAGGACTTCTTCAACAAGCAACGTACGCTTCCAGGTGAGACCCTCACTTCTGGTAACCGTGTAAAAGAGCACACTGGAACTATCGATTTCCGATTCAAGCCTAGCTTGTTCAATCGTCCTCGTAAAGCTCCTTTGGCTGCTACGGTTTCTGGATCTGCGGCTCCTGTTACAGCGAACGGTGACTCTCCGGTAGATGCGAATTCAGAATTCGCAGCTGGCGATGCTGGTACTTACAGCTACAAAATCTCAGCTGTATACAGCGACGGTGAGACTTTGCCTTCAGCTAACGAAGAAATCGTAGTTACTGCAGGCGATAAAGTAACGACTGAGATCACTTATGTAGGTGCTCCTCTTTACTTTAACGTTTTCCGAGCTCCAGTTGATACAGCTGCTGGTTGGGAAATGATCGGACGGGTAGCTCCTGCTGGAACTGGTAACGCCCACGACATCGATCTCAACTCAACGCTTCCTGGTTCTGCTAAAGCGTTCTTGTTGATGCACGATAGCGATGCTCTTTGCTGGAAACAGCTTGGTAGCATGATCAAATACGATCTCGCTGTTACCGACACCAGCTACAAGTGGTTGCAACTCCTTTATGGAACGCCGCTTGTTACTGCTGCTCGTAAGCAGACTATCGCGAAGAACTTGACCTAAGTTTTTCCGTTAGCCGCAATGGCTTATAAGGCCCGGGAGTTAACGCTTCCGGGCCTTTTTTTATTTCATTTATTCTTCCATTAATGTGTCATATACCAAATCTGAGATACGATTTTCTAGCTCACTATCTAGAAACCACTCCCCTTGTACTCTATTGCCATCAATAACCACTTCACCAACAGTGTAATCGAATTCAGGGGGGTAATTATATGTTGCTGGTAGATAATAAGGGTTAATTATCTCAATATTGTAATATTTATTTTTATATTCAAAATCCAGATTCACTTTAGAAACCTCAGGTAAACAAAAGGTGCCAGTACAGTATAGGTCAAACCAATAATTAAATCAACAGTATGTTGAGTTACAAAAAAGAAGGTAGATAAGAAACCCAAACCACCGGCTAATAAAGCCACAAATAAAACCCACATTTTATTCATCGCTCGCCTCCTAATTCAAAGGTACCAAATACCTCAAATACAAATAATCCCTACCAACGTTAGGAAGTTCTATTCCAGCGTTACTGAAATGTTTGATGCCAAATTGCCATTGCTTATAGCCCACATTCACTTCTTCTGTAAACTGAAACGGGGTGGACAACAAAGCATCCGGTGCAGTCATAACAACCACACCCACCATAAAAGTAGCGTTTAGTCCCGTATAGTCTCCTAACCTGCGTCCGAGCAGCAAGGATCCATAAAAAGCACCAGAATGACCCTTCTGGTTATCTGACCAGAACCCAGCTTCTAGTTTGTGGGTGTAGTGTTTTTGGAAATAAGTCTCCACGCCTGCATTAAAGAACCCCGAATCTAGATTATTGGTGAATCCCTGACCCGCGGATAACGTCAAAACAGTCTCATTAGCTGTGGAAGGGGTTGAATATAGTAGAGATAGGGATAGCAATCCAAGGGCTAGGTTTTTAAGATTCATTAGAATTCTCCGATGGTTGCGCGAGAAAACCAACATGCACGTAGTCAGAAGGGTCTGCTCCTATGTTTTGACGGTACACTGAATGTGACCCCTCCGATTTTGATTTAAATTCTTCGGGAGGTTCGGCATCCCTGTTGACCACAGCTTCCTCTTCTTTAGGCTCTTCTTTCGGAAGCTGACTTTCTAACTCTTCGATCTTTTTCAGATATTGCTCTTCTAATTGAATTAGGATCTCAAACACCTTTTTGGTGTGGGGGTGCACGGGGTGCGTATATAGTAATTGATCGATTACGTCGGCGATTTTCATAAACTACTCCAATCTAACCGTTTTCCCCAAAAGAGTCACGAAAGATAATTCTTTTTCGGCTTCTGGGGACGTCCCAGCATCCTTTTTATCTGGGATCATAATAACTGCAAACGGGTCCAGACCCTGCAACTCAAGCATTAGTTGTTGAACTGTCATTTTTTGTCACTCCTTCTCGGTTTTCCACGGCTTTCAATAAAGCTGAAATATCCACTCCCGAACCGTCACACAAGGTGAGTAGACGGGTCACAAAACGCACGTCAGACATATGTGGCTCTCCCATTAACTGCTTAAGGAAGTTAATTTGGAAGTTAGTTACGTCGTTTTCTCGAATTCTCATTCCATCTCCAATCCGATACACTCAGACAAAGCATCTTGAAGTCGGGTATTCATTGTTTCGTAGGAACCAATTAGATAATGCTGGAAACCTACAAAGATCGAAAGCGACAAAACCATAAAAATCAAAACTCGATCTCTCACTGAACCACCTCTAAATACTTCAAGACCCCAATCACCGCTACCGCAGTCAAAACTCCTAACAAGGAACCCTCACTAGCGATGGCTAGACTTGAGCGTCCATTAATAGATCTTTTTGTACTCTGCTCTAGCTTTGCGAATATACTTTTTAATTTCTTCAACATCTGTAATTACTCCTCTCAATTCAGTACCTTTTTTATAAGTTCTGAGAAATCCGTCAACAATATCATGGTAGTAGTCATAGTCCTCGTCTTGAGTACCGCAGACCAGCTTCCAATCAGACTCCCCTTGATCATACATTTTGATCAAAGCTTTAGGAGTAACCATGAGCTCTACCCCAGGATGAAGCGAATATTGTCCAATCACAATCACATCCAGAGGATCACCATCGTCCCAAAGGGTCTTATTCAAATAACCGTAATTGAAGGGAATGTTAACCTTCATAATACGGTCTACTTCCATGACGTCACGATCTTTGTTATACTCGTACTTCACGTTAGACCCTTTGGGAATTTCAATCTTTACACGAACTTGATACGGATTCTCATTACTCATCTGCTTTTACCACCATACCTTTAATGTATTTGCGTAAGGAGAGTAGTTCAAAACTCCTCAAAACCCCTACACCCTCTACTGCGTGATCTAGGGCGTCCAGAATCCTTCTACGAGCTGTGAAAAAGCCCTGAATACGAGCCTCGTTTACAACGGTATTGAGATCCCCCACAAGTTTATCCCAAGTGTGGTGCTCGTAATAATATTCGTTCAAAATTTGTTCTACCGTTTTTTCCATAAGCTATCTTAACCCCGTGCACAGAAGGTTGTCAACCCCCCCATCTTATTGATTAGCGTTCCCATCGTCTTCGTCAAATTCTTTCAACGTTTTTAGTAGACTTTCCCTCTCCCGAGCCGCTCCTAGCTTATCGGCGTATTTCAAGGCCTCCAGAAGGCTTCGCTCTAAACTGAAATAAAGATCAGGGCTCTTGCCCGTTTCTATGGTTTTCACGACGTTGTCGGTGAGTTTTTTAACCAAACTTCTAGCTAGGTCTCGATAGAGGTGTGCGGGGTTCGTGGACATTAAGCTGCTCTCTTATATCGGGGTAGGGTTTGCGCTCTGCGTTGATCAATACCCTCTAGTTCGGTGAGGGCGTTTTTTAGGTCCGTCACATCGATCAAGGCATACAAGCTGACCAAACGCTCGAGAATCTTATTGGCCTCTATATTAGCACCACCTTGTTCTGAGTGGTTTTTGAGCTCCGCTCGAACGGCCTCGACAGCTTCTAGGATCATTTTGTGGTTATTGTAGTCTCTCATACGTGCCTCCTATATCCCTTTTTTGAGGATATGTTTATATTGTATAGGAATTTTTTGGAAAAGCAAACCAAAAAATGAGTCAAAAAACTCAATGATTTCGGCTGTTTGTCATTTTTTCGATCTAGTCTCCAAAAACCTAGGTACTATGAGAGGTGTAAGAACAGTCTATAGGAGGACCCACACAAATGAACGAAATCACTTTAGAGAAAGAAGTCACCAAATTAGAAAAGTTCCTAAAAAATGAGGGTAGACAAGATTTTATCGACGAGATGCGTACGGTAGACTTGGAGGCTCTAGATGCCAAAATCCTGAATCTAGCCAAGCATCGTCAGGAGATCCTGAATACCCGAGCCAATGACGCGGAGCTAGAACGGGCAAAAGAGGTAAAAAAAGACCTCGAAGCCCCCTACAAAGAACAGCTTAAAATGAATGAGAAGCTTACCCGATTCGTGTCCCTAGTAATGAAAGATCGAAACCTGGAGTCCTAGAATTAGTTAAGTTTTGTTAACTCTTCTAGCCGTCTTTTTTATGTCAGACTTGATATAATTTGAGTAGGTTAGGAGATTTTATGTTTACTAAGACCTGTGAATGCGGGAAAACTCAAAAAAACTTCAAATTTGACATTGGAGGCCCCTTCCGCACAACTTGCTGCGACGAAGCAGATGCCGCTAAGGCCAAGGAAATCGTAGTCGAGTCTAAAAGTACATTAGTGGTCGAAGACAAGCCCGAATTCAGTAAAAAAGCTCTAAAAGGCATGAAAGTTGCAGAACTTCGAGGACTTGCCGAAGAGCGAGGTATTGAGGGTTGTTCTGAGATGAAGAAAAAGGACTTGATTAAAGTCTTGGTAGGCTAGGTGGTTAATATGGCAAAGGATGATGCCGTATTTCGAACCCAAAATGTTGATCTAGCTACCTTTTTAATGTTAGAAGGGATCGAATTTTTGGGGTGTCAACGGAGTGACAAAAACGGAAAAGTTGTTATTTTGAGTTTCGCTGACCCCTTGGGGAAGTGCAGAGATCTCGAGAGGATCTACATCAGCAGCGACTTCAAAAGATACCGGGATTTCCATAAATGGCTTCTTAGTAAGATCCATGAAACGCTAAGGGAGACGTAAAAGAGGGTTTATATGGGCTCGAGACGTATTAGCGAATTATTAGACCGGGACTGGTTTGGAACCAACAGAGTCATGTGTAACGTCCTAGAAGACATTCGGTCCCTCGACAAGACTAAGAACTACGGGCCACTTCTCGGGTTAGTGGAGGAGTTACAGGTCATGGGTAATCGGATGGAGTCGGCGTTAGCGGATCAAAAAGATTTAATCAAACTCCAGCAAAGGACTTCGGAACTTCGCCGGGAGTACAAAAACCTCAAAAAAGAGGTTGAGGAACTTCTGAAGAAAAAAGAAGAATTAGAACCAAAAGAAGTTAAGGAATAAAAGCCTACTTTTATAAAACCCGCCTCACGGGAGGACTAAACGGGTTGGGAACGGGAAAATGGCTATTGAAAGAAAATGGGAAGCAGTAGCTTCTCAAAATTTAACAGCAGACGGCACCACCGATGGGGTTTTGACCATCGCCAATGCAGGTGCATTCAAAGTGGGTCAAATTATTCAATTAGGCTCTGCTGCCCAGCCCACCGTTAGCTTCAAAGTAAAAAGAATCCCCAACGGAACTACTCTACAGGTAGGACCCGATAAAACCAACATTAATGAGCGCTCGGACGTCAGCGCCTATCTGGCAGCTGACGCGGCCTTCGTAAGAGCCTTAGAACAAAATCGCCCCAATATTGCCCCAGACGACGTAGACCGCGCTACTTATGAGGAGGAGCCTACAGTAGCGCGTAGGATTATTCCCGTAGATATCTTAGGACGCCCGGTCACCGAGGATAACCCACTACCCGTTACGGGTGACTTCGCCGCCAACTTCGAAGCTGGTCCCAAAGAACAATTAAACGCTTTTTTGGGTAATTTAGACTCTTTTGAGAAAGTTGAACAAGAAACAATCTCAGGAACCGTCTATTACAACGTATACCAAGCTGGGGCGAGGGTTTTGCGGTTAAAACAAACCACTACGGCTGGCGGCTTTTGTCTAGAGGTAGAATTTGCAAAAATTCTTCAAGAGAACGATTTTGTTCTTTTGCAGGAAAATGGCGACGCTTTATTAAAGGAGAATCTTAATGGCGGATAGTAGGATTTCACAATTAAATGAATTAGCTTCTGGTGACCTAGCTTTAGCAGATCTTTTAGCTATTGTAGACTCATCGGCTACTGAAACTAAAAAAGTAACTATTCAGAGTTTAGACGCTAGATGGAAAGACGGTACTGAGAATGTAGTGTCAGTTCAAAAAGACCCTAGCGCTGAACAGTTCTCGACTATCCAAGCGGCTTTAGATTCAATCACCGATGCGACCGCGATTAACCCATATACCGTAAATGTGGGACCTGGAATTTATGTGGAAAGCATAACTATGAAGCCTTTTGTCCAAGTTTGTGGTGCAGGACAAGAGACTACTATTATCCAGCCGACTAACTTAAACCAAAGCGCTGTCACAGCCTCTGTGAACTCAAGGATCTGTAATGTTAAAATCGAAGGCTCAACAGGAGCTTCGGTATCCGGCATAAACATCAACGCAATATCTGGATTATTTATTATCTCAGACATATCCTTTGGTAGTAACACTACTCAGATTAACGCAGTATCTGGAGGGTTAGATCAAGTAGTTTATATTAAAAATGTAACCATTACACAAGGATCTATCTTCACTACTGGTGTTAAAATTGACGGTTCCAATGCTGGGGAACATAGGGTTTTCCTGAACTCACTACTATACAATAGGCCCACAACTGTTACCGGAGTGTTTACCGGTATCCATGTCCTAGGTGCTCAAGCGGAGGCAGAATTAAACAATATCACTATGCTTGATAACAATGAGAGCGTGGGGTTAAAGGTTGAGACCGGGGCTAAGGTAATTTTAAATGGATTCTCAACTACAAACTTTAATCAAGGGATTTTCCTTCCTAACAACGGTACAGGCACCGTTTTATCTGGTCACGGACTTCACATTTCTTCAGGTACTGAAAATGTGCGGATTGCCAGTACTAGCGCTACAGTAACACTTACAGGCTGCTTTGCAAGATCAAAAACTTTTGTAGACACCTCTGCTACCGTTGGAATGGCCCATCTAGATGGCGAAACTCAGGATTTTGAAATTATCGGGGAATTGAGGCAAGCTGATCGTTTCGATAGATCTATGAATCTGTCTAAACTAGTACGACAAGCTTCTGCTCTCGGTTTAAATGAGGGCGGGACTCTTTCTATAAACGCTGGGCTAAGTATCGACGTGGCAGCGGGATCTGGGTTCTTGAATGATATGACCGACAGCTTCATCAAAGAAGTTTTGTGGACTTCGAATACTATCGCTCTCCCAGCTAACAGCACTTCTTATATTTTCATCGACACTAACAGCACAATCCAAACAAGCGCTTCTCAGCCCGTATTGGAGAATGTGGTTCTTTTAGGTCGGGTAGTTACTCAAGGAGCTAGTGTAGATTTTATTGACCGATCCGCTGTTGTGATGGTCCACCACGGGAATAATGTTGAGGATGCTTGGAGAAGGTCTCTAGGCCCAGTATACGCATCGGGATCTACCGTAGTAGAAAATGGAGCCAATGATAAGAAGCTAGATATTACGGCAGGGGCTTATAATTTCGGAACCGTGGCGTTCTCTCCCTCAGGAGGAACGGAAGTTGAATGGATAGCTCATTACAGAGATGGGGCTAGCGATTTTATCAAAATCACGCAAGACACCATAACTGCTCAATATGATGATGACTCAGGAACACTACAAAACCTCAGTTCTGGGAATTTCGCTAAACATTCTTTGTATGTTGTGGGAGATGGTTCGGACGAAAAGTATCTTTTAGTTTATTCTCAAGCTGAGTATGCGACCGAACAAAACGCAATTGATGCAGACATCCCAACACCCCCCACAGCTTTTATAGATTCTGTTACCTTAATTGCTACAATTATTATTCAAGAGGGGCAAGACAACTTAACTCGTATTAGGGACGAAAGACCTGTAATCGGGTTTAAAGCTTCCGGAACCAGCCCTGCTTCAAGCCATAGTAGCTTGACAGATTTGACCAATGACGACCACACTCAGTATCTTTTAGTGTCTGGGGGAAGAGCATTATCGGGCAATTTAGACCTAGGGACTAATAACATCACCAACGTAGGTACGGTCGATGGTGTGGATGTTAGCTCACACCAATCAAGACACGTCCCCGGTGGTGCAGATGCTTTACCTACAGGCGTTCCTTCTAATGTCGGCACCACAAACCAAGAAGGTACAGAAGCCTCGTTTGCACGTAGAGACCATATCCATGCTCACGGAAACCAAGCTGGTGGTTCGTTACACGCAGATGCTACAGGATCAGTAGCAGGCTTCATGTCTGCTACCGACAAAAACAAACTAGATTCGGTTGAGTCGAATGCTAAGGACGACCAGAACGCTAGTGAAGTTCCTTTTACTCCGGCAGGAGACGTTGCTGCAACAAATGTGCAAGATGCCATTACTGAGCTAGACACTGAAAAACTCACGAACACTCGTGCGGACGTTAAGGAAGCGCTAGGGACTAACGCCATCACTATTAACGCGGGTGCGGACGTTACTATTAACTGGACTGAAACTATTATCCAGAAAAAGACTATTGCTGCGGGGACTTCTGTGCTTACTTTTACCAATCCGGCACAACCAAGTGACTTAACTTTGATTTTGGATAATTCTGGTGGTGGTTCTTTTATTCTACCGGCAATTACTTGGCAGGCGGGGATCGCTCCAGACTTCTCGGTTCAAGATGTCTATATCATAAACTTATTATTTGATGGAACAACTTATTTCGGTAGTTTCGGGAGATTTTAAGAATGGGAGCTTTTCCTCACTTTAATCGACAGTTTCGCTATAAATTTACTGTAAACTCAGTCGAAGTGGACGAAACTCTCACAGATTATCCAGTATACCTAGACCTATCAATACTTCCTTCACAATTTTTTAACAATGTTAACGCGAACGGTGGTGATATAATTATTACTGATAATTCAGATAATCGACTCCCTGTTGAGGTGGTATTTGTGGATACCGTCGGAAATTTAGGGGAGGTATATTTCAAAGCGGGAATATCAGACACCATGGACACAGATTTCTTTATCTATTTCGGTAATAGCGGAGCCAACCAACCTGCAGTGACCGACGCTTTTGGAAGAAATGCCGTTTGGAGCAACGGGTATGGAGCGGTATATCATTTCCAGGATGCAGCTACGAGTATTGTTGATTCTACAGGGAATGGTAATACGGGAACTCCCGCAGGTACTTTAACAGTTGATACCAGCGCCGCCACAAACGGCGGAGATGGGTTAATTTTCGACGGTACAACTTCTCGAATTAATATTGGCCAAGACGCGTCTATTAGAGATTTCACAGATGATGAAATGACTATTTCTGCTTGGTTTAAAACAACAAATGTTACGGATAATAGAATTATTTCTGCATGGAATGGCGGAGCTAACGACGATTGGTGTCTCAGGACCGGAGAGGGTGGAGATTTCCTTACAAGCAGACTAAACGGGGCCAATCAAGTGGAAAATTCTGCTGCTATTGATGATGGTAATCTCCACTTTGGGGTTCTAACTTACGAGTCAGGAGATAGAAGAACTATCCGAGATGGCACTAATATCGCCTCTGCCATGCCAACCGTCACTATAAATAACAATAATGAAGATGTTTTTATTGGGGATCGTGGTAGCAATAATCGGAAATTTGACGGCACCATCGATGAAGTACGCATTGCTAGTGTGGTTAGAACAAACGGTTGGATTTCTACGGAATACAGTAACTTCACCGAAGCTGGGTTTTTTACTGTAGATACGACTTTAGAGACTTACAACTTCATTACTAGGTTTAGGAATGGTTAATGAATAAACTAATCGTAAATAACAGCGGTTCTAGTAAGAATTATTTGGGGAAAGACATCCCAGACGGAGCCGTATATCCTGTTTTAGAGACAGAATTGCCTATTTTACGAGCTAACAATGATTTTATCAATGATTTGATCAACTCTACCGTAACCATGAAGAACGTACATGCTACAGTAGAATATTCGGGTTTGGATGCTCTGGCGTATTTATTCGAAGGTTCTGCTATTGAAGTTACTACCCAACACGAAAAAGAAGATAAAATATTAAAGATTTCATCTGCATTAGCTAAGGTAGACCCTAGGACTGGACTAGCTAACTTAATATTACCGGTTCCCGGCCAGTTTAATGGAGTAAATCCAGTAACTGGAGCAAATGGTCGTTATATAGAGTGGGGAAAGCTTTGGTTTAGCGATATTCACGAGGGTGACCGAGTACTGAGGGTTAAAATCATGGATATCGATAACGTCTTGGGGTTAGGCCCTTTATACGTCCCGACCACATACCATGATGAGGATGCTACGGACGATAACCTAGGTTGGTTCGTGCCCCATAAAGAAGGACATCTAGAGATCTCAGCACTAGGGGGATTTGGCTTTGTACCATCTGGGTTATATGTGGTTCTAACGGTGCAAAAATCTAAAGGAAATTATTCAGGTAATGTTTACGCAAATATTAAATGGGGTAAGAGACAATGAAAAAAACTGTAGTTGTTATGTCGGGGGGCTCTGCGCTAGGTAGTCGTGAGATAGGGTGTCTTGAAGAGCTAGAACGTCAAGGGAAGCTAAAGGGAGTAAAAGACTTCTACGGAGTCTCTGTAGGGGCGCTGAATGCTATGGGGATGGCATATCTTGGTATCAAAGGCTTGAGAAAAGTTTGGGACGGGATTGAGAAATTCAGTGATATTTTAAAGTTTAATTGGGTTACTTTAGGCCCAGTTCTTGGTTTGGGAGTGTTCAGTACCAAACCTCTTAGAAAGTTAATCGACCAAGTTTTGTCGAGCAATAAGAACCTAGGACGAGCTACAGCTACTTTTGTAGACGTTGAGACAGGCGGGATAGTTCACGTAAACTCCAAAGATGTGGACGCCATAGACTTTGGCGACGCTGTCGAGGCAAGCGCTGCTCAGCCCGTAATTATGACAGCGGTTAAGGGCAAATGGGTAGATGGTGGGGTGCGGGACATTACCCCCCTCAAACAAGCAATTAAAGACGGTGCTGAAAAGATTATCGTTATTCTTGCATCACCTTGGGGTAAAAATCCCCCTAAATGGGAGATGCCCAAAGTAGTTTGGTATAAGCCTTGGACTTGGTTTTGTAGAAGTATAGCTCTCCTTAACCGCACAATCGGGATCATGCTCCACGAGATTTTTGTACAAGACATCAAAGCGTGTTTGGTTAAAAACGGAGATTCTAGGTACAAAGAGATCGAAATCGAACTCTACGCACCTACTGACAACTCAGTAGAGGCTTTTGGTTTTAACCAAGAAAATATCCAAAAAGGGATCAAACAAGGTCATGAGATGGCTAAGAACGGTCCCGTTGAGATTTAGACGTCTTCATTCCGCACCTTTTAGAACACCAAATTTCTCCATGTCCGTGGGTTATTGAATGGTGCCCCCAAGCGTATCTCGGATCTAATCCCACTTTATCGCATCCCGCGCATTTAGTGGTCTTAAGAATACCCAATAACAGCGGCCTTTTTCCGTCTTTGGGAGGAACCCACGTATTTAAGTGTACTGGGAACACAGGCATATTAAGCTATCTCCTCGTATTTCCAGGGTTTATTCACGGTCTCGCCCCCACAATTAAAAACTTAACCCCAACCCACCGCTAAAGGTCTTGTTGGTTTGACCCTGGATCAATAAACGAACTCCCATGCTACGTGAGTTATAAATATCGCGCTCATATTGAAGGCCCAAGACTAAGCCCTGATCGCTTGTGATCCGGTCATTACCGTGCTCATCCTGAGTGTGGGTGAGTGTTCCCAAAGCTCCGTATCCCGCTAAAGCTGAGACCCGGTTTTTGTTATACACGGGTCTCACATATCGCTTTTTTACGATCTGTTTCTTTACTTTGTATTTAACTACGGGAACCTTTTTAACGATAGTCCGGTACCGAACTACCGGCACTTTTTTGATCACGGTTTTGGTCTTATACACCACTTTAGGCTTAGTGCAAGTCTTAACTACCTTGGGGGCAGCATTGCAAACTTGAACTACGGTTTTATTGCCGTCCGAGTTATCTCCCAGTTTAACGAGATCGTCGTTGGCGTATACAGACAGACTGAACATTCCTACAATAAGTGTCAAAGTTTTCATTATTTTCTCTCCTTTTGTAAAACTAAAATGGATTTAATTACATTAAGAGTTTGTTCACATTCTTCCTCACTATAACCCTCTTTTTTCCCTATTTCTTCGTAATTCTTTTCAAACTCTTCTAAACTAGTCCATTCTCTACAACCAACATGAAACCAGTTGGGAGTAATTGTTATATTATGTCTCAAGTTAGTAATATTGATACATTCTGAGGGTTTAGTTACTTTAGCATATCCAGAAACTACAGCATTTCCAAAAACTTGAGCATTTCCAGAAACTCTAGCATTTCCATCAACTACAGCATCTTCATAAACTTTAGCATCTCCATAAACTTTAGCATTTCCAGAAACTACAGCATTTCCAAAAACTGAAGCATCTCCATGAACTCTAGCATTTCCAGAAACTGTAGCATATCCAGAAACGCGAGCACGTCCAAAAACTAGAGCATATCCAGAAACTGCAGCATCTCCAGAAACTTTAGCATCTCCAGAAACTGCAGCATCTCCGTAAACTAAAGCATCTCCAGAAACCCCAGAATTTACAGAAACTCTAGCATTTCCAAAAACTTTAGCATTTCCAGAAACCCAACAATCACCCTCTTGACTTAGATTATCCTCAGACTCAACCCAACCTCCTAAAGCACCTTTTTTAATGTTGCGTTTAGGGATATCCCGAAGGGCTCTGATTTGAGTTAATCCGTCTTTTTTGTTATCAGTTAATTCGTATTTCATCGTTCTTTTTATCTATTGGAAATCAATTTCATAAAATACGATATCGGAATAAGCACCCTCAATCGAAAACTGACGTCGACCTACCCAACAAACCTCGTTAGAGTTCCCACTCTCACCATCACGCATATCGTTGCAGTAATGATCCCGAGGACTAGGTCCGTGGTCGCACTTATCGTTATTATAGATATCTGCGTGACCCCCTTCGTTCTCAGCCCACACACCGTCTCCTAAATCTACGCACTCACCACGGTTAGGTAGGGGGTGGACTTTTAGCACTGAGCCCGGGGACCCAGGATCTCCTTTATCACCTTTCGGCCCTTTAGGACCAGGGACGCCAGGTAACCCATGGTCACCTTTATCACCACGATCTCCCTTTTCGCCTTTTTCTCCGGTCACACCTTTTGGCCCAGGTAGCCCTTGATCACCGTTGTCGCCCTTCGGCCCTTTAGGGCCTCTAGGCCCCATAACCCCAGGCGTTCCGTCCATACCATCTACCCCATTTTTACCCTTGGTGATGATTTCTTGATTCTCCCAACAACCCGTTATGAGTACCAGAAAAAGACCAGCTACAATCGTTTGAAATTTAGTGTTCATAAAGCAATAATAACCCACCTCAAATAGAATGGGAAGCTGTTTTTTGGTATAATTTAGTTAAGATTGTTTAAGATTACCAAAAGTCACAAAGATTAACAATATATACGGGTTACGGGAACAAAATGTCAGAAAACGGTGAAGGCGGCGACGGCCGGGTCCTCAAAACTTTAGACAAACTCCAGGATCGATTAGACGAAAAATTGGAGAAAATCGACACTCGTTTGGACTCTATTGAGAAAATTCAAATTGAGCACAAAGGGGTCCTAGATCACCACATTTACCGTACCGACCTCGCCGAAAAGAAATCCGACCTCCTAGAACAAAGCATCGAAAAGAATACCCAAACCCTTGCCAAAGACCTCAAAGACTTCAAAAAAGAAATGGTTCCAGTAAAACGCCACGTAGACTACATGAACGGAACCCTTAAATCTATCGGCCTCCTAGCCTCCCTAGCAGCTGTAATATCAGGTGTCGTAGCTCTCATAACTATACTCTAGCCCCCGTAGTTAAGTCCCTGATTTTGGTATAATTTATCAAGAGGACCTCTTTACCATGATCAATGCCCGAATTATCTCACCAGACGCTACCTTGAATAATTTCACAGAGTTAAGCACCGTTAAAATCACCCCAGGAGAGAATGCTGATGTAGCTATTCGTCTTTTTGACGAAAATAAAGACATCCGGTACGTAACGGCGGCTACAGCACAAGTTAAGTTGAGGTTCACCAATAAAGACGGCACCACCCTAGAAAAGACGGCCACCGCAGTGGATGTCGGCGATAGATCCATGTGGCGGATATCCCTCACACAAATGGAGACTGCTAACCTGGGGGGCACCAATATTGAGGTAGAACTTGATCTCGCTAACGACGATGTGACGGTATGGCTTGCCGCAATTCGAGGCGGGGTTTCTCTAGTCTTAACCTCGGGGAACTGTTAATGGGTGTAGTAAATGGCGGAAAAGACGGTTTAGTCGTCGACAGCACTTTCAATACTAAGTCAGAAGCTTTGGTAGATGTAGACAAGCTCCGGGGGGTGTACCTCTTTGGGCTTGATATCAAAAACCCAAATACCGGAAAACCCCTCCCAGATGACGTTTATCAACAATATATCGATAACGCCGTATCGATGCTTGAGCACTACCTAGACATCTCAATCACTCCCGTAAGAGATCACGTAGAGCACAAAGATTATCGTCTAAACGACTATGCTGATTGGGGTTTTTATTATTTAAACAACTTCCCGGCTATCTGCATCCGTAAAATCGAATTAGTTTACTTTAGAGACGAAAACGGAGACCCCGAAGTAGTTCAGACCATCCCCAATAACTGGGTACGTCTCCAAGCCCATGACGGGATTGTGCGACTTATTCCAAACGCTAGGTTCCCCGCCAATCTTCAGATCTCTCAAACCGGGTCCTATTTCCCAGAGATTCTAAGAAGCCAATTCGTCCCCCATTTGTGGCAGATTACCTATGATTACGGTTTTGAGCCCGGTAAGATCCCTGTACTGGTGAATCAGGCTATCTCTATTTTAGCCTCTATCCAAGCCCTTGTCGTAGGCGGTAACCTCGTTCTGGGGGCAGGTATTGCGGGCTCTAGTATTTCCTTAGACGGGTTAAGTCAATCGATTCAAACCACTCAGTCTGCGGAGAACTCTGCTTACTCAGCTACTATTAAAGATTACGGGGACCGACTTTTTGGGAAGACAAAAGATGATCCGACAGCAATCCTGACTATTCTCAAGAAGTACTACAAAGGGACTAATATTAGTATTATTTAGGGAAGATGATATGAAAGCACAAAACTCAGACAATACGCTCTCTTTATTAGAAAAGCTCTCTAAAGGTGGTGTGGGCTCAGGAGTCCGTGGCCACAAAACTGCCCGAGACCCCAAAGCTCAAAAAAATAAACTCCAAAATCATCTAGAGATGCTAAAGCAGGGTGGGGTTATCCCAGGAGTTTCTACTCAATCTGGGAAACCTATCGTAACCAGCATCAAACAAGCCCGTATTCATCAATATAGCTCCCAAGACCATATGGACGCCGTAAATGCCCATTATGAGCTAGCAGAGCGCACTCAGAAGACCCTGGATAAACTGACTGCAAGTGGGCTCGACATCCCCAAAGAGGGTAAAGAGATTGCCAAGTTTCATTTAGACAAGATGAAGGAACACATGGTAGAACGAAACCGTACCGAAGATCAAACGGAACGCAAAAAACGTGCCATGGAGTCTTATGCCAAAAAAGAAAAAGTAGAAAAAGCCGTAACCATGGTAGGTGAGGGGCAAGAGGGGGCGGACATCGATACCGGCAATTTCGCTACTGCCAGAGCTCATGCTGACCCCGAACTACTACAGAAGCTGTATGAGACCATGCAGAACTGCGATTTTGGGGATGTTAGGGACCTAGACCTAGATAAAGGTAAGCTACACCTAGCTAAAGTGGACGACGGACTATATACGGGCTATTTTACGACTTTAAAGCCTGTTGAAGGTGGGGAGCTTGAGGATAACTCAAAAATCCGCATTGAACGCATCACCGTGCCTGATTTAGCTCAACTAATCGATGCCAAGGAGTGGAATGGGATCCCTCAAGACGTAGATGCAGAGCCTGAGGTAGAAAAGTTTAATGTAGGGGCTATCCCAGCGGCCTTTTCGGAAAACGCTCCGGAAGACGCCGATTACGCCGCTTTGACTGAGAAGTTAGCAGGACCCCCCGAGGACACCCCCATAGAAGCCCCAAGTGTGGAACAAAAGATCCGTTTACTGGAGCTCGTGAATAAGTTAATCTCATAGCCTTTGATATAATTAAGTTAAGTAATTACTGTAATTTTAGGAGACCCTCAAAATGTCTGACCTCAACACCGAAATCGAAGAAATGGCCGAAAAGATGGAAAAATCAACTAAAGAGCCAAAAGAGCTTTTAATTGAAACCCTCCAAGAAATGGGCCCAGATAAACTTCGTGAGAAAATCCCTACTCTGAATAAGTCCGAAAAAGAAGTTCTTTTTAACGCCCTAGAGGAGATGAAAAAGGCCGTGTCTATGGACGACGCATACGCTGCTCCCGTTATCGAAGGTGATATTGAGGACACTAAACTTCAAGAAGAAATCGCTAGTGATGATGCTGACGAGAAGCTAGTGAAGCCAGAAGCCGCTAAACACAACCACCAAGGTGACGTGAGTCCTGAGGGTCGTGACGGTCACGTGATCAAAGGTATGTCAGACAAAGAAGAAGACAAAAAGATCGCTGAAAAAGAAGCTAAAAAAGAAGTCAAAGAACACGAAAAAGAAATGCATGCTAAAAAAGCTTGTATGACTAAATCAGAGGATGAAGAAATGAAAGAAAAGTTAATTGCTCTTAAAAAGTCTATTGAAGAAGAGGTGGGCGAAAGAGCTACTCCTGAGCTAGTTAAAGCTGAGATGAAAAAGCGTATGCTTAAAGAAGAAGGCCAACTAGGGGACGCTCCAGAAATGGAAAAAGAGAAGACTCGTGGCGACAAAGCCCGCCCCGAAGCCATCAAAGTCGAAGAAGAGAATAGAGAGGCTCAAGACAAAGTAGACGATAAGAGTCAAGGCCAAGAAAAAAAGATGAAGAAGTCTGTTAACTGGGCCGATGAGAATGAGCTATTTAAGTCATCTAAAGGTGGGCGTAACCACTCGTTCTCTGTAGGGGCTTACTACGACGAAGCCATTAAAAAGAGCGAAGAAGAGCCAAAAGAAGAAGTTAAAAAATCTGAAGGCGAAGCTAAAGAGGACTTGAATGACATCATCGAAAAGGGCGGAGACGCGTCTTGGGACGACGTCACGACCGAGCGTATGATCAAGTCCAACAAAGAAAAGGTTACTGGTAGGTTCTATAAATCTTTCGCTACTAACGAGATCGCAGAAGCTTTGGGCCTTACTGAGGAACAAGCTAAAGAGGTTCTCGGAGAGTAAAGTTTATTCACTCATTTTGTGGCTAGCGCCTCAATACGGTGGGGTTTGGGAGGGGGAGCTGGTTTCAGCCCCCTCCCGTTTTTGTTTTAGGAGTATGAAAATGGCAATGCCTCAATGGTTAAAAGACGTGATTAGTTTCATCAACGGTTTTCGTAAGTTTACTGTTATGGTATTGCTACTCGTCACAGGGATCTCTTTCCGAGTCACAGACTTCATCACGGGCTCTGAATTCGTAGAACTCCTCAGATACACGACAGTAGCCTACATGGGCACAAACGCGCTAGAACATATGTCTAAAGCCGTTGTGGAATGGGTTAAAAAGAAGTAAAAGCAACTTAAGAGTGAACTCCGTGATATAATTGATGAGTACGGGAGCGAAGACTTCGACTAAGCCGTTCGCATTGACGAGATTAAGAGAGGTTGGCATCGATGAGCTACCGGAAACGGAACATCGGAAACTGGAACCAAGGCAAAGCCTACAAGGGCACAAGAAAGGCCAAAGAACGTCAATATGGCGTGAAAGAGGTCAATCAGCAGTTAGCTGAGGATCAAGACCCAAACTTTAGGTATCGACACTACTCTCATACTAAGAATGAGGTAGAGAGTTTGAAAGCTCAGCTCCAGCGTTACGAGCACTTGTACGAGACCTGCAAAAAAGCCGGCAGAGACATGTGGCGAAATTATTGGTTAGACTGCGCCAAAAAAGCGCGAAAGAAATTAACAAAGGTTGAGCAAGAGTCTCAGCAACGGAGCGGGAACTAGTGTCAGATAAACACGGCCACAATAGGAAAACTAAAAATGTCCCCTCTTGGAAGGTCAAGGAGTCTGAACTCCAAGAAGAGACCGCTCCCATTGAGCGTGTTGACCTAGACCCCTTTAAGTTCGAACGTTTAATCGAGCAAAAGGGCGTGAATGTGAAAGTATTCCGCACCAGCTACTGTCCTAAAGTTAAGTCCGTAGACGGGGCTGAACATGAGATCGATTGCGTGATTTGCAATGGTTCGGGCTTTGTAGACCTCGACCCTATCTGCGTCAAAGCCTTCATGCAGACCCAAGAGTTAGAGAAAATGCATAACGTCGAGGGGTTCGTAGACGGTAACCAAGTCCTAATGACCTTCCCTATCGGAGTAGAACTCCAGTACTTTACTAAAGTGGAATTAGAGGACTTCACAGACATTTTCATGCAACGAGTTTTAAGGTCCCCAGGAACTAATACGGACGTCTTGAAATACAACGCTTGTCGGGTAAACTTTATCTTGGACTATAATAATGTCCGTTACTACCAAGATCAAGACTTCAAGATCGATCAAAATGGGAATATTGAGTGGGGGTTAGGCAACACTCCCGCAGACAACCTTCCTTACTCTGTGCATTATGAAGCGGCAGTTCAGTTCCGAGCTACCCGAGCTATGCACGTCAATAGGTTTAGTCAATATAAGACCGCAGGTAAGATCGAGCACTTGAAGTATCAAGAGCAGTGGCTCATGACCAAGGAATTCTTGGTGAAGCGTCTGGATGAAAACGGCAACGAACTAGAACAGTCCCCTTACGATAACCACACTATTGTGGAAGAGTAGTTAATCCTTTTCATCTAATTCGGGCATCTTAAAATCGATTTTAGGCAGTGGGACATAAGTCTCAAACACCGCGACCTCATCATCTACTCTCATGACTACCGGCTTCTTCATGCCTTCGGCAGCCTTTTTAAGGTTCTCAATAAAATCCTCTATGATCATGCTTTTTCTTCCTCATATCCAGGCACTTCTTTGCCCTTGCGGACGTAGGCGTAGCACTTCAAACAGTAGTAATCTGAGCATACCTCATCATTTTGGAGATAATGACAACCTACTTCCGAAGGCGCACCGCAAATTTTACAAACTTCATCGTTCTCACTCATGCCGCATCTTTCCATCGGTCTCGATCTCGGTCGCACCCGCAACACTCAATACAAGCGTCGCAGCTAATACACAACCAGGTCACGTATTTTCCGCATTCAGGGCACCAGGAGTACTCTGTTTTATCCCTATAGATCCAGTTTAACACAGAAGCAAGCACAATAACACCTAAAAGTATCAAAGCGATCTCTGGACTTTCCGTTTCCGGATCACTTGGGAAACGCCTCATAGTGGCGTAGGCTTGAGTTAAAGTAAAAGCGTTTAACATTTCAAATACTCATCCACACTCACGGTACTAATCTCTAAGTCTGTGTCTTGGGCCTTTTTGACGTATCCAGAATAGACCTCTTCACTCAAATTGGTAAATCCTCGGCAGTTTTTGTGACATTTATATACTGAACCCGACACATTCTTCATGAGGTAGAAATCTCCATCTTCGATCACTTCCCCTAGGCCAGAAGACAATCGCCACGATTCTCCGCTTAAGTACCCACCTAACCATCCAGCGAGGACTTTATAAACCGGATCTTTATCGCCATCTTTTATTTTAATGATTTCCCATCTATCAGGTGTGGTCATCTTTTTACTCCTTGATCCCTAGAAGTTGATTTACTTCTTTTAAAATCTTACGAGCTGAAGTCCCATTGTCGGAGTTAACGAGCATTACATCGCAGCCTTCCTTAGCGGCTCCCTCTGAATCCATCGCGTAAAACTTCAAGCCTTCCTTCATCTTCAAAACCGCTTTCACTAATGCTTTGACGGTTTCCTCGTTAGCTTGAGCTCTAAAATACTCGTCTGGGAGCGGATTCTTTGATCCTTTTTCTTCCCATTCGCAGGCTTCTAGAAGTTTCTCTAAATCAATCGGTCGGGTCATCGTACCCTCACTTCGTGAGATTTGAGTGGCACCGTGAAGCTTGTGAGATCTTTAGTTGTGATCTCGGCAAATTTGTTGTCGATGATAACGATATCCAGGACATCAAATTCGACTTTCAAATCTCGTACCTCAACTTCGCTATCTGCCTCCTTTCGGGTTGAAATATAGCCTTGAAAAATTCCTTGATCAAATTCTAGTGTCTGTTTCATCTTTCCTCCTTAAAAAATACCTTTCTTCGCTCATAATCCTCGCGACTGATCGGGTTAGGGTGGTCTACCACGAGAAATTCTTGACCGTATTCGTCGTAATCAACCGACAAAACATGCGTAGTTTTCCCCGCAGTTCCGTAGTGAGTAACTGCACCTGAATCTGACCCGCCGATGGTCTTGACCTCACCTTCGCGAACCATGCGCTTGAATTCTTCCTGGCTTTTAAGTTTTACTCTCATCTTCCCTTCTCTCACGGAGTCAATCCAAGCGTCACAAATTTCCCAATCAGGGTGATACTCTTTGCAGTGATTGCATTTGTTCATCTTTCATCTTCCCTCCACTCTCTTAAACTCGATTACCCAGACCCATCAATCTTTTGAACGCTTCCCGCGCTTGGAGCGGTACCACTGCATTGCCCAAGGCTTTAATTCGGTCCACTCTAAACTGTATCCCATTAGCCACTCGACCCACGTCGGGTTCAATGGACCAGGGAGGTGCTCCGAAAGCGGTTTTGCGTTCTTTTTCTTGCCCCTCGAGGAGCTTTTCCAGTCCCGACTTGTTGGCATAGGCCAAAGATTCTTTCGAGCCATTGTTGAAAGGCTCGGTCTGCTTTTCCCTACTCGACCCGCTCCGCCGCCCCGATTCGTTCCCGCTTCGCTCGCTGCGGGAGTGGGCCAGTAAGAACCACCTTTTTCTAAGGTGTGGGGCTCCAAGTTCTGCGGCAGAAACACACGTCCATCGACAGTCATACCCCAAATCGGTAAATGCCCCGATGACTTCCTTAAGTCCGCGAGTTCTAATGGCTGGGACGTTTTCGAGAAACACCCAAGGCGAGTTTGTTTCTTCGACGAGTCGGATAACTTCGAAGAAAAGTCCGCTTCGCCCTCCTTCCAAGCCCTTTCCATGTCCTGCAACGCTAATGTCCTGGCACGGGAACCCTCCGTAAACGATGTCCACTCTGGACGATGGAAGATAACTTCCTTTGAGTGTTCGCACGTCATCCCAGATTGGAGCGACGGGCAGTTTCCCTTCTGACATCCTCGACAAGAGAACGCCTTGACAGTATCGATCGACCTCACAGTAGGCGACGGGTCTGACCCATGGTGCCAAGGCCATGGTGAGTCCTCCGATGCCACTAAATAAATCCAAGCCATTTAACACCCCTCCCCCTTCCTGATCTGCTCATGCTTCCTCTTGAATCTCGAATCAGAGGCTCTTTTCATAATGGACAAGATCTGAGTGAGCGCGACAAGGAATTCACCGGAGAAAGGTATCTCGTGATTGTGGCATTCTTCCTCGCCGATAGCGTAGCTGTATGAGACCTTATCCCCTTCGAGCTTTAGCGACATTTCCAGTTTCACTCACAAGCCCCCTTCCTAATCCGCTCGGCTCGGGCGAGGACTTGGTGGGCCATGGTGCCATCCTCGTATTGAAATTCTGCACCTTCTGCACCACCACAGAGGATATTAAGTGGCTCTCCGCTAGGGGTTTCAGGTGCATACTCGTCGTCACCACAATACTCAAAATGCGACCCATCTGCGTAATGGCTTAACCCCTCCCTCAATACCCCATTCTCTCGCTTCAATTTTTCAACTTCCTTTGCCCACTGCTCGGATTGACGAATGAGCCTGGCTTGATTGCGCTCGTCTTCTTGCTTGAGGGATTTGATTTCTTCTTGCGCTAGCTCCCATGCTTTGTTGAAGCCTTCCTTATATATCCCCTCCCCGACGGTCCAACCACGGTACTCTGCCAACTTCTCCGCCATCTCGTCCCGCTGCTTTGCAATGTGTTCAGGTAGTTTAGGGGTCATTTTGAATCTCCAGTAGTAGAAAAGGTTTTAAAAGATCTTGGTTTACCACAGGTATTGCACATGCCCCCTGTGCCAACATCTTCTAAAGGGCATGTACATTCGGAAATTTCTTTACTCGACGGGCAATAAGGGCACTCAATAACACTAGGTGCAAATACACGACCGCACTCAGAGCATTTCCAGCCTTCACTCATTACTACTTCCTTCCATTAAAAATTTTGCACGGGGCCGGGCTTGCATTCATGTCCGGGTCGCCGGTAAACGTCCAATGAAGAACCAGTCCTACTACAACCAGACCTATCGCTACATACTCCGCTATTTTGGTTTTACCCACCTTTCTCGAAAGCAAGTACCTCACTACGTCGGTGGTTATCATTATCCCAAGAACACTAAGAACAATCGTGATACCTCTTAATAAAAACTCTTCTATATTCATTACTCTTCCCCCTCGTCTTCGCGTTTCTTAATACGCTCTTTTAGGTCCGCAACTCTTTCTTCTGCCTCTTCCAAACGTTCTTTAATTTCTTGATCATCAGGATACTTACGATGAAGTTTCCGGTAGTGGTACATCTCCTCCTCAGCCTCTCGGAGCAGTCTACGGAGCTCCTGAAGTGAGACTCTCTTCTCTAGTTTAGCCACAGACTTAACCGAGGCGTGTCTGGCATCTAGAAAAAAGAACCCAGCAAACAGCGTGGCACATAGCCCTAGGACCGCTGAAATCTTTTTTGCGATATCACTTATGTTCATTATTCTCGACTCCAGTCAAAAGGTCTAATAACCTTATCTATCACAACTCTTACTCTATATATACCACATGCTCCCTCATCTGTACAGCATTTTCTTTGCTTAACTAAACTTTTAATGCTGGGATAGACTGGAGTGTCTGGCATCGCATAACCCAGCTCATGATCAAAGTCCGTAGAGCACATATACCCATACCGAACCCCTTCCTCATCTTCGGGACGATCGTCGTCTTTTTCCAAAAAGTCTTTTATGTTATCAATAGCTTCTTGCATGAGCCTATCTTTAATGGACTTACTCATTCACGTAGTCCTCTCGCTTAGCCCCACATTTCAAACAATCATAGTATTCGTCCAAATGAAAACCTTTGGTTACGGTCCAAGCCTCATCGCACTCGGGACAGGCTGTCATTGGGTTGACGTATTTTACCCGCTCACCATTAACGGTTTGCCACTCTAACTGCTCAGCAGGCACCGTGTCTTTAGGTGGGATTAGGTCTTTATTATCGTACTGGATCCTCACGCGCCCATCGTCTAGCGCCCGAATGACTCTAGCTTTAAATCTTCCGTGATCGCAAACGTGCTCAACGTAGTCTCCCGTACGGAGTTTCCGATTAACTGTTTTCGTATCAGTATCGTCAAGCATGCGTTCGAACTCTTGTAGGAGATCTGAGTCCTCAGTCATAGAGGTAATCTCTCGACCCCCGATTTTCAGTTTGAAATCTTCTCCTTTTAAGACTTTACCCATGTTTCGCTCGCTTTCTATAACAGAATACTCTAATTAGAGAATGATGCAAACTATTTTTTGAGAGCCTCATCTAGAACCTCTCTTTTAGTCTTCCTGCGGCCCGATCCCCCGTAAATATCCACTATAACTTTATCCTCAATAGAAGACTTTTCAAAGGCTTTTAAAAAATCTAACTGCTCGCCTTCTCTTCGAAAGTAATCCAAACAATCGGGATCCTCGGACCAAGAGGAGTCGATTAGCAAAACCATACGCATATTAGAGGTGTCATATTGACGCTCTAAGTCGAAAATATAGTCCCCAGAATACTCGAAGTATTTGGGGGCGTATGCTACTTCTTTGAGGTGTCCGCCATCAAGCATTAATCTATAACCCCCTTCAACCATCTCAAAGACTTGTCTGTGGTGTTTAGTAGCGAACATATATTCGTTAGGTGCGACGATTTCCTTATTTTTCGCATAATAGTTTAAGTGTTTTGGTCCCATATAGTCTATTTTTGTAAAATACCCCAACTCATCCATCAGGTTATTAGCAAGCGAAGTCTTTCCGAGATAGCTAACACCATCTACATACCAGGTTCTGGGAGTTTTATTACTCATATTCTCTTTTTATCAAAGTTTTCCCTAGACGAAATCCTTTTTTTGTTCTATTATTAGGAAGTCATAGGAGACTTTTTTAAAAATGAGTAAAGTGGATTCTAGTTTAAAAATTTATTTAACGAAGTTGAACAACGAGCCTCTTTTAACTAAAGCGGAAGAGGACGCCTTATTAGCCAATATCGAGAAATATCAAAACGCGATTTTATGGGAATGCGTCTCATCTACTGTATTTAGAGGGGAGTTATTTGACCTACTCACCTCCAAAAAAGTTCAAGACATCGTCAAAATTTCACGAAAGCTGAACGATACATCCTCAAAACAAGACGTTAAGGAAGTTAAAGAGGCTTTAAAAAGTTTAATCAAAACCTTATCTACCAAATCTGTGAAAGCAGGGATCAAACGAGATCTGAAGAAGATCGGCTTATCGGGAACCTTGGTACACGCCCTGGTCCTGCGTATTAAAAAGAAGTATGTAAAAATAGATGAGCATGAGTTAGCCTTGAAACGTTTACTCACCTACTTCGAAGCTGAGAACCCTACACAGCTAGAGGAGATAATTCACAAGATTCAAAACGAGGACCTTGCTAAGAAGTTTTATGCTTTGAAATTTACGACATCCGAGCAGAGGTTGTTAAGTAGGGTGCATGACTATAAAGAGTATCTCAAAGAAGAGAAAGCTCTAGCGTCTTTGGAGATAGACGGAGCGAATAAAGAAGACGTTAAAAAACTATACAAATCTATTGTGAGTAATGAAGAGCGGATGCAGTCTTATAAAGAGGAGCTAGTGCGTCGAAATTTGAGATTAGTAGTTTCAAGAGCCAAAAAGTTTAATAATAGAGGTCTGGAATTTGAGGACCTAATCCAGGAGGGGAATATCGGGTTAATCAAGGCCATTAATAAACACGATTCCTCACGAGGAACCAAAGTAGCGACCTACGCTACGTGGTGGATTGACCAAGCTATCCGTAGGGCAATATCTAATAAAGCTAGGACCGTCCGGATCCCTACCCACATTGAGTTCCTACAGACTCAATTAGCAGCAGCAACTACTGCATTGACTGGGGAACTGGGGAGACCCCCCAAAAAGTGGGAGCTAGCCGATCGGGTTGGGGTTTCTGTAGAGGTCTTGGAAAAACTAGATCAAGCCGCCGTTCACAAAGTTGGTATGGATGATGAAATGCCAAGCGGGTATACTATGGCAGAGCTGTTAGCTTCTGATCCAGACGACAACCCGTTCCGAATTGCTTCTAAAAAGATTTTGCGAGACCGTATTAAAACGGTTTTAGGCACTCTATCCCCCCGAACTGAGAAAATCATTCGACTTAGGTTTGGGATCGGGGAGGCTCGAGAGGGTATGACTTTACAAGAGTTGGCAAATGCTTTAGGCATCACTAAAATGGGCGTTAAGGTCGTCCAAAGTAGTGGGTTGAAGAAAATGAAAAAAAAGGGGAACCTAAATGAATTCTGATTATGAAAAACTTCTACTATTAGACGCAGTCATCACAGGCCTCATGGTTGGGGTTGGTTTTTACGTACTACTGAACGTTATTATTATTGCGGTAAAAATCTTTAAAAATGAAAAAATTTATAAAACCCTACCTAGATTAGTCAAATTCTCTGAAGAACGGGCCTGTAAGGGTCCTCATAGTTGGGAATACGTTACTTTGGCCATGCGAGGATTGGAGCCCGGAAAATACCAAGTATGCAATAAGTGTGGGAAGATCATGGGCTATGATGATAAGATGTTAAGCGAAGAGGGTGTTGCACAACTCAAGGAAGCCGCAGAAATCAGGGAACGCATAGAAAAAGAGCAAAAAGAATATCAAGATCGAGTTAATGCCCTTGCGGACTCTTATATCGATCGCTACATTAGTAATACATTCGACAAAAAAGAAGTTTCTTTGGATAAGCTAAAAGCCTTGGTACAGTACGCTTTTGTTGCCCAGGCTCAAGCTTCCGAGAAAGTAGAGGCCGAATATGCCGCTCAAGAGGATCTTGATCAAAGATACGAAGACTGGCAAAACAACATAAAGGGGAACGCATAATGCCGTATATCAAAGAAGAAAAACGTTTGGAAATCATGTCTATCGAGGAGCCTTCTTCTTGTAGATATGTCTGCCTAGATAACGTTGAGACCGCTGGAGACTTAAATTACCTAATCACAGAACTGGTCAAGAACTATTTCCTGACTCGGGGGGCTAACTACCAAGCTATTAACGACGTTGTGGGGGCTTTAGAGAACGCTAAGGTCGAGTTTCAGAGACGTGTAGTGGCTCCTTACGAGGACCGAAAAATTAAGGAAAATGGGGATGTCTATTAAGCGTCGAAAAACTAGAATGATCAATAACCAAAGACGTAAGAATTCTTGCGGACCCACAGCTTTGGCAAACGTTTTGAAGTGGCTTAAATATCCAACCTCTCACGATCATATGGTGGCTTTTTGTGAAGGAAACCAACTATACGATCCAGAGGTTGGGATGTATTCTGCAGAATTATTCCAAATGTTAAAGATATTAACAATGGACTTCTCTTATAGGCAAAGGATTGTGACCCGGGAACTGGACCAAGCTTTGGACTCGGGTAAGGGTGTGATTTTATTATATAAAACCGAGGAAGCCACGTACCACGCTGTTTTTATTGACGCTAAGACCCCCAAAAAGTACCGGGTATGGAACTCGGGCCTAAAGGTACCGGGCACTCCTTGGTTGAAGCGTGGGGTGGTCACAAAGGCGATAAAAAGGACCCTGAAAACGAACAAAAGGTGTGAGGCATTTATTTTTGGGCCTAATCAATAAAAGGGCTTTACAAACCGAAAAAACTATATTAGTATTTATTTAAGTCGTAGATAAAGGAGGACTTAAAAATGGAAGCACATACCGTAGAAACAACAGAACAAGTAGTAGCACCGACTACCAGCGAAGTTCTAAAACAAAAAGAAGCGGTTTACCATTTTGTTAACCAAGCTTTGGAAGGCACTGATGTAACTGTTGCTCAGTTGAAAGACGTATCCGTAAAAACTGCAGCTAAAAAGGCAGTTTTGAAGCAGGTTCGCGTTAACTTGTTTCACGGATTTCGCAACGGTACCGTTAAGATTTCCAAGCAAAAATCTGACGGAGAGCTAAAGAAATACTGCTCAATCATTACTTGTAATTGGTTGAGGAAAGATAAACGTTTCTTTTAGCTCCCTCTTCACGAGTAGAGGGTCGACACACCCCCTTACCCCCCCCCCGTCGACCCTCTACTAATTTACTCTACTTAACTTTTGATATAATTTAACCATGGAAGACGCCAACGAGTTCGGAGAAAGAGTAAAGTTTAAAGTTGGGGATAAAGTAAAAGTCTGGAAAGTTTTCAAAAACCCCGTTGGTAGCGTTGAAAAAGTAACCATAGACCCCGAAAAGAAGCCCATATTCTACTCCGTAAAATATACTTACCCAGATACGGGCACCGAATACACCGAAGAATTCGAATCGTCTGACTTAACTTTGCACGAAAAAGAGGCTATGCTATACCAAAGAAAATGTGAATGCGGGGGAGAGGCCTCTGGAGGCTGGCATTCTCATTGGTGCCCCAAAAGAGGTTAAATGTGTCAGATATAGATATCCAATTAATCGCAGACGAGCTACAAAAAGACCTAGAAAATGCGTTGCCCCACATCCAAGAAGAGATTGAAAACGCCGTAGAGAATCTAGCAAATGCTACTTACGCCTCGATAATTTCCCAGATTCAGGGGATGTCTCTAAATCCAGAGGATCGCCAAGACTACCTGCGTGCTCTGAAATATGATAAACTGGGAAACGCTACGTGGATTATATACCTAGATTCCGTAGAAGCTAAAAAATTAGAGGAAGGCAGAGATCCTTACTCTATAAAAGACGATTTATTGGCGTCCGAAAAAAAAGTCCAAGTAGGGTCCCGAGCCGGACAGCCTTGGGTACGAACTTCTAAAAAGGGCAAGAAGTATGCTGCGGTACCTTTCCAACAGAGGCCAATGTCTGGGGAGAGTTTTTATGGAAATCTAGCAGATGACATCAAAAAGCTCTCTGTAATGAACCGTAAGACCAAAAAGACTCAACCTATAACTAAACTTTTTAATGATCTAGACGGCGCCCCCATACACGGAAAAGTGGCAACGGCTAAAAAGGTTCCTGGACACCCCAACTTAGACGGACTCACAAAGTATCAACACGTTCACGAGTCGGGGGCAGTATCTAGCCTGTATATGACCTTTCGCATCGTGCATGAAGACTCCACGGGTTGGCAGCATCCGGGAACCAAGGGATTTCAGCTTTTCGAAAAGGCCGAAAAGGTTGTTGAAGCCGAGTTGAAGAATATCCTAGAGACTTTACTTTAATTTGGACTTATGTTCGGTATAATAAAAGTAAGGAGAAATAAAAGATGATAATCAAGGCTAACACAATAGATGGCAGAAACGCAAAAGTATTCAATGCAGACGGGACTCAGGTTAATCTGCTTATCTCAGAATACGACACCGAGACTCAGATCGCTAAATACTATCCGATGGGGGAGAATGGAAAACCTGAGGTCAGTGCCGAGGGACCCGTACTCCAAGAAGTTCACCTGCCCGGATCTTATGCGGAAATTAAAGGAAAGCGATGTTAACAGCTATCTATTTTTTAATTTGTGCTATGCTCGCCGTCTCTCTTACTCCCACAGAAGCTGACGTGAGGTTGGAGCGTATCAGAAAACGTCGACACGACGATTAGGGACTTATGGGAATTATCTTACCTGACTTAATCATTGAGACAACTATTCGGGATGGTTTAGCCTTTTTGGGAGACAACCCTGACCGAATTGACGAGATCTTCGAGGAGATGTTGGAGGGTTACGCTTCGCGTAAATACGGACAAGCAGAGATCGACCGCATTAAAACTTTCCTCCAAAAGAAGAATATAGCCGTGGTTCACTCATTTCACGAAGCCGCAGCAAAGTCCCCTTGTTATTCTATTCAACTCGCTAGCGAGTCCGAGGCCACAAATCGCGCCCATCTAGAGGACTTCGAGGAAGACGTTCAGGTTCAATTAACAGCCCCCGCAGATCTTGCGGCCCTGATTAGGGTAAATAACCTAGTACCCACAGCATATGACCCCCTCTCTGGGAAGGTTTCGGTACCCGACTCCGCAGACCTAAGCACTGTGGGAGTTAAGTTTATTTACGAGGACGGCTCGGGGACTGAGTTTGAGCTAAAACCGGGAATTTCGAATGTAGACGGCAATAAGTTCTTCTTCATCGATAAAAACGCTACCCCAGACATCGTGAATCCAGGCTTTATCAGAACCTTCCTAGACTATACTCAGCACCAAGTAAAGGGCGACACCTCTAGGGCCTCAATCCTAATCGGAGCCCATTCCAAAGAAGCCCTCCTCACCAAGTATATGTATGTGGTCTTAAAGCACATCATGAAGTCTCGTAAAGAGGACCTAATTAAGAGGTGCTTTATAAACTCTACTTTTTCGGGTTCTGATTTCACTCGAGATACGAGGTACCAGGGTGATATGGTATTTACCCGATACTTCACTATTACCGGGGATGTGGATGATACTTGGAGGACTGACGATATCGAGCTCATCGATCAGATCGAGATCCAAGCTGAACCCGCCGAGGACTGCTAGACACCCCCCCCCCTGCACTAGAAGTGAAGAACTATAAATTCGGTATAATTGTTTTATGGAAAAGAGACGTCGCAAAAAGCGCCGTTCTGGCAACGGTAAACCTAAAAAGTTAAGTCCCGAGCCCGTTCTAATGCGTCGATTTCTAGAAAAATGCGCTAGAGAGGGTAAAATTCGACCCTGGCAAATCGCTGAACTCGAGTCATTTTTTAGAGATACTAAATTAAAAGAAAAAGAAGATCCAAAAGTTTACGAAGAAACACTGAAAAAGTACTAATTTAGGGAGAAAGAAGAAATGGCAATTAAAAAATCATTCGGCGGAGCAACGATTCTAAAACCAGGAGCATACTCCAAGTTTAAGGTCGACAACTCAGCAGGTGGGGACTTGGCATCAAATGATACCTTGTTCCTAATCGGAGAAGCTGCAAAAGGCGCTCCCGGTTCTACAGAAGGCATCGTAACTTTCAACTCTTCTCGACTTAACTCTTTGATTGAGAAGTATGGATCTGGACCTCTAGTAGACGCTGCGGTAGCCGCTGTACGCCCCTCTAAGACCCCTGGAGTTGGTGGTGCGGGCCGTATCATGATTTATAAGACTAATGCCTCTACCCAGGCTCAGACCATCCTACAACAATCAGCTACGGACATGATCACAGTTAAGGACTCTGCATGGGGAGAAGACGGTAACCTTCTAACGGTAGTTGTAGCTGCAGGTAGCTCAGCGGACCAGAAAACTATCTCAGTTGAGCTCCTAGGCGGAACTACTGAAGATCTCGGAGAAAACGCCGCTCAAAGCATTCTCTCGGTTCAGTACACCGGGGACGCTACCACAGCTACTATCGAGATTGCGGGAGCCACTCGAAGCGCTTTGACCCTAAGCACCACCCTCGCAGGTGATCAAACGGATGGTTCTGTTGACCTAAGTCTACCACTAACAGGTAAAACTATGTCCCAAATCCGCGATCAAATCAACGCGGCTACAGGCTACACTTGTTCTTTGGTAACCACTTCTAAAGCTGCTACAGCGGCTACAGAGCTTGATCCTGTTGCAGCTACGGACGTGACTTCAGCGGTAAGCCTCAAGAGACTTCAACGTGAGATTCTAGACCTCATCAATGAGTCAGCTAGGGTTGAAGCTACTGAGGCTACTCAACCTCTCGGGGGGGTTCCAGATAACGCCTCTCAACAAATGACAGGCGGGGCTCAGGGCGCTTCTACGAACTCTAACTTCTCTACAGGTCTTTCAGACTCTTTGGCTCAAGACTACAACGTAGTTCTTCCCTGTGTGTCTAGAGACGCTGCTACGGACATCGCAGATGAGGACCTAGGGTTCACCGACGGATCTTCCACTTATACGATCTCATCGATCTTGACAGCAACTAACTCTCACTTGATTTTGAGAGGTTCTGTTAAAAACCGCCGAGAAGCTCAAGGTATGGGTGGGTTCAGAAACTCAGCTAAAGCTACGTGTTTCACTACAATTGCGGGACTAGCTTCTGAGGACATGCAAGTAACTATGCAAGACGTGGTTTTCTTGGATGCTACAGGGAACCTCAAAGTGGGCCAACCACACATCATGGCAGCTATGGCCGCCGGGATTCGGTTGGGAACTGAGGTGGGAGAGCCTTTGACTCACAAGTTTATCAACGCCGTTCAGATCGGCCACATCATCGATCCAGACACTCTTCTTGAGTCTGGGGACTTCAATGCCAGTCTTGATGTAGATGAGGCTATCGAAAACGGAGTTCTTTTCTGTGAGAAGTTCAATAACGGTTTCCGAGTTGTGGTTGATAACACCACCTATGGTGCTGACGACTCTTTCGTATTTAACCGAGGTTCTGTTGTAGAGGCATCTTACTTTGTATTCAGAACTCTCAGAGAGACTGCCGAAAGCCTTTTCGTAGGTAAGAAGGTCAGTAACGGTCTAGCACAATCGATCAAAGAAGCTGTACGAAATAAGCTTCGAGAGTTGAATGCCGATGACGTCAACATCATCACCTCAAGTGACGACGCTCCGGAGGGATATGTTGAAGAGACTTTTGTTGTTACTGTGTCTGGTAATACGGCCACCGTTCAGGTAGAATTCAAACCGGTTCAAGGATTGGATTTCGTTTTCTTCGACTTCACTCTAGGCGATATTCAACAATCAGCCTAACTTTTTCTCTTTTCTTCATGATGCGCTAGGGGGGCTTTACGGCCCCCCTTTCTTTTTGACCCATTTAGCTTGCCCCGCATCGTAAATCTTAACCCACCCCAACTCCTCAGCGTGTTCAGCTTCTGTTAACTTACGCTTATCCATGTTAGCCCTACAAGCCCGTCGGTTAAAGGTCCTTGTGAAATCGGTCCATTGCCACCCCAAAGTCACCCCTTCTAGAACAAACCCTAGAGTTTTTAAAGACTCTCCTGTCCCGTACCTCAGATCAACAAAAGATTGAATAAACTCAGGGTCCTCAAGACGCTCTATTTGTTTAAGTAGTTTCGATAAACCCCCTACTACCGTAATGTTTAGCTCATTGGCGAACCTAACGATATCTACCCCCGTTTTGTGTTTTTTGTAAGTAACCACAGCAAGTAAGACCCCCGTGGACTTATCCCTTAACCCCAGGCCCTTAGCTGTGGGCCCAGGACCCATTAAATGCGTCCTTTTTAAGAATTCAGAAGACTCCCTAAAACTCAAAGAAACAACTTCGGTTTTCCTAGCATAATACCGCACACTTCGACCCAATTTACTTTTAACGATGGAAGAGACTATCGGCTCTTTAGTTTCTACCTCATCGGAAAAGAATTGGAGTAAGGTTACTCCCTCTTTTCCAGCAGCTTCGAATTTCTTTTGATGGTATTTTTTATCCTTGAATTTGGCAGAATGCCAGTACAGAGCTCCGGGATCGATTCCCACCCCATGCTCAGGTAGTAGAATGTCTATTTCTTTCCCTTTTAAAGTATTGTAGTCGTGGGTTACGAACTTTAAACCTTCGTCATTTAAGATTTTGTGAAAGACCAGCTCTAATTTAGAGGGGTTAGTTCGATCCCTATTTTTGAGGGTGTCTTGAGCTTTAGTCTTAATCTCCTCAAGTTTCATGGGATTATCCACCCCATAAGTCGCTAACATGGTTTCCTTAAATCTATCTTTAGCCTCTGACGTAGCGGAGTCCTTACCTGAACACATTCGACATCTGGGGGCAGAATTAGGGTAGTTCAAAATGGCTTGGGGCGTCTTTTGGATCCCCGCCCCACAATTAGTACACTTGAGGTTTAGTTTTTCGGTGTTTTTATAGTATCGATTTGGGATGTCTTGGTCATGCTCCTTAAGGTATGCGTGGAGTTTCTTTGTATAGGTCATAGACTTCTCCCCCTTCGTTTTGCCCGTAGAAACACTGCAAGACCCGCACCTAGGAGGCTTGTCGGGATTTCTGCACAAGTTGTGCGCCTCCACCTTCAGCATTACGTCACAATCCTCAAAACACGGGATATTCACGTATGGGGGAAAGTTATCAAATGCTTGTTCGATAACGTTTTCGTGGTAGAATTGTCTTAAATACTTTTTGGCTTTTTCTCTGGTCTGGTTTTCTAGTTTCTTATAATACTCTTTGTTTTGTTGATGGTTGAGGCACTTACCACATAGCGGTGGGTTTCCTTTTTTAACCAGGTTCTTCATACCCCTAACCATTTTGACCCCGCACGCACACGTTAGCTCGAGCCGCGAGTTGGTATTTACAGGGGTTTCAGGGATTTTTTGATTATACTTTCTCAGATAAGCTATTACCCTATCCGAACTCTTGGGTTTTCTGGGGGCTCGGTTCAGAGCGGCTTTTTTGGAACTACACGAGAAACATTCGTACTTCCCCGAGCGTTTGATCTTTTGGGTGAGATTTGACACCAAGACCACACTGGTTTTAGTGCATGTGGGACAGGTGACCACTACTCGATCCCGAGACCTAATGGCCTCTTTTTTTAGCTTAAACTCTTCCGTTAAATACTCGTACCAATCTTTCACACCTTTTGTCTCCTATAGTGTTGCCTTTTAACATTATATCACCATATTCGGAAGAAGTATAACCCCCCTTAGATAAAATATAATTATGTCTAAGAAGATCGTTTGGAAAGACACCCCGTATAGCCCTAAACGAAAAGCCGGGACCTATAGTTCATATCGAGAGTTTTTGGAAAAAGCCAATAAACTTCAAGACGAACAAGAAAAAGCCCGGGAGTACCTAAATAAAGCCAAACCCGCTATGTCTAAGCTACTCGAGATTCGAATGACTAATGGGGAGCCTTTAACGGTTATGCGACCTTTTAGATATCAGACCACCGTTATGAGGTCTGAGCTTCTGAAGGGTAGTGAGGACGCCGCTAGTGATGCCGCCTTTTATGGAGGCGCTGCTAACGACCCTAATAACGAGTTCACAAAGGCCAAGAACGCCACTTTTGTGGAGGTCACAAAAACGATTAATCCCGGGATGCAGATCATACTAAAGGGTATTGATCCAAATCTCAGGGAGTTTATTTTTCAAGACGCTTTGGGAGAAGAACACGCAATCCCCTACGATTCTAGGGATGCGTTAATGATGCAAACGAACGTATTTGAAGACGTTCAAAAACTGATGGAAGGTAAGGAAGAGTAATTATGAGTAAAGTATTAACAGGGTCGAAAGCGGCTCTTAAGCTAAACGGAGTAAAGGTAGCATTTGTTGGTAGTGTTAACATCAATGAAGACAATACCCTAACTGATATTGACGTGATTGATCAGCTAGAAGTAGCTGAGCATGCTGAGACGGGTCACAAAGTAAGTTTCACGTGTAACCTCTTTAAGATCGATGGAAACAGTGTTAGCCAACTCGGCATTCGTGCTGATAACATTTCCGATATCTTGACTCAACCAGAACTTACTATGGAGCTTTTTAACTCTGTAGAAGACCGAATTGAGTACACGATCTCTGGAGTTAAGTTCGAAGGTGGTAGCGGGAGCCTCGATGCCCGGGGAGTTTGGCAAGGGACTTGGAATTTCCGTGGTCGAAAAGGTAGCGGACTATAATCCTAGAATAAACTTCTAGCTAAAAAATTCTGAAGGTGGTGCGGGTATGTGATATAATTTTTATATCATGATTAACCCCACCACCTTTATTTTTTTAAACTCTAGGAATAAAACTAGACTAAAAAAATTGGGCTACAACGTTCCTGAAAATTTCAAACGGGGTGCCAAACTAGAGATAGCTGTAGAACATTTGAGTAAGGGTTCTCGCACCAAGGTAACCCGCATTTGCGACTCTTGTGGTAAAGTGGACCGGGTATGTTTTCGGGATCTAGGCTCCAAAGAGCTTTGTAAAAAATGTTCCGCCAAAGCACTAGTGGGAGAGAAGAACCCCTTTTACGGTAAACAGCATACCCAAAAAACCAAAGAAAAGTTAAGCAAGCTTAATAAAATAAGTGATCTAGAAGAGTGTGAGATAATAAAGAAGCTTGAGTCTTTGGCAATCTCACCTACATCGGATAAAGCCAGTGAACTACTTGGCTACCACAAAATGCCCATCTTAAATATACTAAATCGGAATGGTAGGAGGGATCTCCTTTTTCAGAATAAGACTCGTTCGGGGTATGAATTAGAGCTCCTGGAGATACTAAAAAAGGACTACAAAGGACAAATCGAATTGAACTACAGAGGTCTGCAGGACGTATATGAAGTAGATCTGTTTTTTCCCGAAAAGGGGTTAGCGGTAGAGCTCAATGGGCTGTGGTGGCATTCCGAGAAGTATAAAGATAAAAAAGACCACCAAAATAAATACTTAGCCTGCTTGCAGCAGGGAGTTAAGTTGTTAACTATCTGGGAACATACTTGGCTAAATAGAAAAGATGCGGTTATTAAATTAATCAAAGCACACTTAGGGCTTTCACAAAAAACCTATGCCAGAAAATGTAAACTAAACTTTGATCAAAAAATGCTTAAAGCCTTTATGGAAGACAACCATATCCAAGGAGCCCATCCAAACCACCGTCTCTTGGGGTTAGAGGATGCAGAAGGTCTGGTATTAGCGGTTTCTTGGGGAGCTCACCATAGAGGTGGTACAGAGTCCGAAGTTTTATCTCGGGTATGTTTTTCTGATAAAAGGGTGGTCGGAGGTTTGGATAAACTACTTAAACACATACCCGCTCCCACATTAATAACTTGGTCTGACAACTGTTATTCCCCAAACCCCACCCTATACAAAAACTCTGGATTTCGTAAAGTGGTGGACTTAGCTCCCGATTATTTTTACACCCGAGGATACGGGAAAGCTTTTTCCAAACAATCTCAAGCCAAATCCAGAGTAGACTGCCCTTCAGACAAAACAGAAGCAACTTGGGCCAAAGAACGTGGATTGTATAGAGTATGGGACTGTGGAAAGGTCAAATGGGAGTTAAAAAGACCCAGGCCTTGAAAGACCCAGGTCTCGTTAGAGTTCAATTGGCTGGGCAGGTAGGCCTTGAACCTACGACTTCCTGGTTAACAGCCAGGCGTTCTACCAACTGAACTACTGCCCACTTTTACAAATCTTCCCCGTCTTCCCAGTTATTTCCCGGTTTTACAATTCTAGCGTCAGTTACTTCAATCCTGACTTCCCAATCTACTTCAAAGATAGCGCCACAATCATCGCATTCCATAGCCTGGGTCCCGTAGGGTGGGGATCCGGTAGGAAAGCTAGAACAAGAGTTTCCACATTGTGGGCAATTGGCCCAAATATCGTCATTCATCGTCTCTCTTCCTCCTAGGCAAGCTAACTTAGAGATTCCGGCCAAAGCTTATATACTATAGTATATAGTACTTTGCGTTAATCTTCAATTAAAATAATTTCTTTTTTAATGCCGAAACTAGCAGGTCGGTCGCGGGGCCAGAAGAGGCTCCCAAACTTGTACCGGCTTGGGGACTGGTGGTTAAAAGAGCGATTAAACTTAACGTCAACATTTTCATTTTTAGGAACCTTTTTTGTCTTTCCGTTCTTTTTCTGAGACATTGCTTGTAACGTTATTTAACCTCGCCCGTGCAATCTCAACATACTCAGCGTCCTGCTCAATCCCTAGAAACTTAAACCCCTCGCTCGTTGCCGCGACTCCTGTAGAGCCCGAACCTGTAAACGGATCAAGTACGGTACCACCTGGCGGGGTGATCATGCGGCATAAGTAGCGCATGAGTTTTTGGGGTTTGACCGTTGGATGGTGATTGCCCGTTTTGTGACTCTGGTCATGGTCAGGAAACTTGCCTGTCATGTCCGCGCTGTTCGGCCTGGCACCGTTGGCCTTAGTTTCGCCCTGCCCACACCCAGCATTCCGCTCTCTCTTCGACGCCTTCGCCGCATAGATAAATCGATCAGCGCCGTCGAAGAAGAAACGAGATGCGCCTCCACCTTTGTCGTTTTGGTAGGTCCGATCAGCTTTATTGTCGTATGAAACGTGGTACCCACTTGCGGAATAATCGTTTGCGGGTTTGTTCGTTTTATTGCCTGCAGGATGCAAAAACCCACTCTGTTCATCCAATACGTCCCTAGCCTCGCCTGAGACTATGAAGTTAGCGGGGAAGCGGCCTTGGGTGTATTGTTTGTGGGGCCCATTCTCATAGCCTTTGCCTGCAGCAACCGATCCGCCGGAATGCCCCTCGCTCTCAACCCTACACTCATTAATATTCAACCCACCGGTCCCGTGCTCTAGAACATTCTTAGCGACGGTGCCCTTGAAAGGCTTACGAACGAGCCACCATACCTCATGAGCGGGTTTTAGGGCTGTGCCCCAGCCGTCCCATTGTTTTGTGGCGTCGGTTGCTGGGGCTGTGATTTTGACTTCTGACTGAGGGCGATCTGTAGCAAAACTTAGTGTGTTCCCCTTACCAGTCCACCGGTCAGGCTTGCTTCCAACGATATTTTCAACACCCGCCGCCTTATCAATCGCCTTGCTGATATTGTGACTCTTAGGAAACCCCGAACCAAACACATGGTGTACTGAATCGCGGACCTCAAACCCCGCTTCTTCCAAAGCCCATGCTGTCCAGTGAGAAGTACGAGGCAAGGCCCAGACGAAACCATGAGCGCCAGGCTTCAATACGCGATGACACTCTCGCATCACTTTCGTCATCCACTTGACCCAGGCGTCACGACCGCCTTTGTCTTTATCCCAGTCCTTACCCATGAATGCGATGCCCGCAGGGGGGTCAGTGACAAGTGAGTCAATTGAATCCGATTCAAGTTTCTTGAGTTCTTCTAAGCAATCGCCGTGTAAAATAGTTTCTAACATCTTATTTATCTCCTTTTTTGTCTTTACGTTCTTTTGCCAATTCTTCAGTAAATCCTTCGGGAAATCTTCTTTTTAATTTGGAGATGTTCATCTCCATCACTTCTTCGAAATCGCTACCCAATTCATCCAACAAAACCGCCATGTACCACAAAACGTCCCCGATCTCTTCCTTTAAATGAACTAGATCGAGTGTTTTCGAGTACATTACGTGCTTTTTCACGATATCAGCTACTTCTCCCGCCTCTCCAGAGACGCCCAGAGCAGCGTGCATTAATCTAAGGTGTGGAGGCTTTAATTTACGCAAAGACTCTGCATAGCCTGCATCATCCAAGTCAGTTCTAAGAGCTAGTTTCTGGTAATTTGCTTTTTTACTCACTATACCCCTCTCCCACTCGTACCTACTAAAAACTCGGGACTTGCGATATCTGGGTGATCGAGCCCTAATTCGATAGCAACGTCTCTCGCCCAACGCCTAGCATCGACCTCCCAAGGAAGGTTAAGGTAGTCTTCGTACGACTCAACTACATACTCTTTCCTAACACCCTTCCATATTACCTCAAAACATCTTTCGTGGTTAGCTATTTTCGTAATTTTTATAATTTCCAAGTCCCCTATTTGAAACTGCCACCAATGTCGCATTTCGTGAGCCAGGATATGTTGGAGTTTATCAAAAGACGGATCATAGACACTCCCAATCGTATTTGTGGAGCCATTGTACAAACCCTCCACGCCGCGTAGAAGAGAAACTTGTACTAGTTTGGGTAGGGGGTATTTATTGTGAGGATCCAATTTTTTAGCTAAAACTGGCAAAACATCTAGTCTAAGTTTGTTGAAACATTTTCTCTCTTTTTTTATAAGCACTAGAACAAGAATCCACAGGTAGGCTGAAAATAAACCTAAGCCCAACACAACATTCTTTAGGGAGATGTACGCAGCTAAACAGGTAAAAAGCAAGGTTAAATAGCGCTCAATCATAAAAAAGTTCCTCGATATACTCATCTCTCCACAGACTGTAACACCTTCTAGGCAGTACGTGGGGATGCATTATACTTTTTGGACACCCTTGGACGACCGTATCTACATGGCCCCTATCTAAAATACAGTGAGCGAGTTCGTGGAACATTACACCCTCTCTCCGAAGGTTGTCAGAACGTTCCCAATACTCCCGGCTAATGATAATTTCCGGAGGTGAGGAAGGCTTACAAAGCCCAACCGTTTTTGGAGAATGTGTGGTAGTATCACCAAATCCCGCTACTAAATCGTCGACTTTAAAACCCCCATAATTCTCAAAACTCCTAACATAAGGTTCTAATTCCGGATCAACCTCGTAAGTCTTTGCGCACCCGACCCCTAAGAAGGCTATGACGAAAAAAGGAACTAAACTTTTCATTGCAGAAGTTCCTTTAATGCCTCTACATGATGGTTTAATAATCCAGTAGCTTGTGAGGTCTTTACGCAATTAGAAACTAGGGAGCCCATATCGCTTATATCGTCATCTACAATAGCAAAGTGGGTGACTTTGGGGTGATCCCCCAACCACATCTTGATCTGGTCCCCCCTGGAACTCGCAAATATATTCTGCATGGAGTCCGGAGTTCTCCCAATAATGTAGTCTGCGAAATCGGGCAGTAAAAGTTTCAAGTCTTCCAAAGAACGCCCAATACGCCAAGAGGATGAGACCACCATTTTGGTGTTTGGTAACTCCTTGAATAATGTTTTTAAGGTACGGACTGCTTTAGGGTCTAAGTCGGCCCGATCATCAAACATTGAGTATCCCCGCACGCGCTCGGGTTGGGAGGCGAACCATTCCCTAGAATTGAGCACCCCGTCAATGTCTAAAAAAAGCACCCTCATTATCAGTCCTCGTTGCTAGGTTTTCTTTCGGAAAGTCTATCTAAATAGGAGCTATCGGTATAGAAGTTATCTGGTTCCCCCCAGCAATCTGGAAGTTTTGAGGACGACGTCGTTAGGTCATAGACGGAAGGGAAATGTTTGAGTATCCTACTGGCCTGTTGGCGTACGGCTTTGGGGACTCTGGGGGTGGTCTTTGGAGAACATAAGTCAATTAAAAAGTCCCGGGCTCTGAGAACTGCCAAAGTTCGTTCGTTAGGTACTGTCATTTTAACCTCTCTACCGTGGGGATATTTGTGGTTTCTTTAACCCTAGCAAGTTTAACATACACGCTAAGTAACGAGGCTAGAACCACCGAAAACACTCCCAGGATTATTTTTCTTCGCACTCGAGCCCCACCACTTCTAATAGCTTGTCGGCGAGTTTCCTCGCCGTCTCCGGGGTGAGTCTCAAGCCTATTCCCACTTCTTGCTCTTTGTTGAAATCTAGATAATAGGCACTTTTTGGTCCCGTCGAGGGTGAGTATAAAACGAAAAGTTTACCCAAATCTGGGTGCGTACCCCCCCTAATCTCCAAAAGATTATTGATCTTACTCACTTTTTTATACTCGGGCTCTGCTTTATTCATTAAGTAAACCTTTCAGGCCATTGTAGTATCGATTGGCCTCCTCTCTCCAAGAATTTCTATCTTCAATCATTGTCTGAAGTACGTGTTTACTTTTGAATTTTTTACCTTCACGCATTTCTACTTTATAAGGACGTTCCGCGAACTGGTCAGTTTTAGTTATCTTAAGTACATAACCAAGCTCTTTACGTAGTAAATCGGCATTTTCTTTTGAAACACATATTGGATATCCACCGAACGCGTCGAAATCTGAATGAAAGTGTTGGATGGTACTGAAAATATAAAGCTCATTTTGCATATTACACCTCGAAAATTAAATATTTGGGATCGTTGTAGTCTGACCCACTATTGAGCACTCTACAAGAATCCTCTACATTATCCTTCCTCTGGTGGTTATGCCCACAACAGAAGTAGTCAAAACGTTCCTTTACTATATCATAGAATTTTGGATTAGCGCAACATTTTTCCCATTTTTTATCGTTCACATAGGGGTTATGGTGTGTCACGGCTACAGAGGCTCGGTAAGGGGTTAAATCTATTGCTAAAATTTCATCGAATTGCTGCCAAGCTCTGTTTGACATAAATACGTGCATTGGGCATCCCTGCACGTCTTGGAACATATTATAAGCGTCGTTTGTTGGGGGGTCTGCGTCCCCATACCACCCGTCCCAACCACAAAAAAGAACGTTGTCAATTACTTTGGGACCACGTTCTAAATGGTGGATATCGTATTTTTTGAAAAGGTGTTGGTGTAAGTACTCAAGTCTGTGAAAACCTCTATGGCCCGCTTGCTCATCCTTGCGGTCTAAGACATCCCAAAAATCATGATTGCCACGTACAAGCAGGATTGGAATATCGACGTGCTCCCGGGCTTGCTCGATACTTCTTTTAAACTGTCTTTGTTTATTGACGGCTACGTCTCCTGCCCAAATCAAGACTTTGATGTCTTGGGTTTCGATTTCTTTTTGGATCTTTTTCCAAAATTTTGAGTGCTTGGAGTGGGTTTTACCATTTAACCCGTAATGTGTGTCTGAAGTTAATAAAACCTTCATTATTTTGAGATTTCCATAATTTTAAAATGTGTTTTTATTAAACTAGCCACTAACTCACATTCTTCTCCGCTATAACCTTCTTCTTTACCAACTTCTTTGTAATTCTTTTCAAACTCTTTTAATGATTTCCATGTCTTACACCCTACATGAAACCAGTTTGGTGTAATTGTTATGTTATGTCTTAAGTTAATAATGTTGATACATTCTGAGGATTTAGTTACCTTAGCATCTCCATAAACTTTAGCATCTCCAAAAACCCAAGCATCATCAGAAACTACAGCTTTTCCAGAAACTCTAGCATTTCCAGAAACTTGAGCATATCCAGAAACTTGAGCATTTTCATAAACTCTAGCATCATGAGAAACTCTAGCATTTCCAGAAACTTGAGCGTATCCAGTAACTACAGCATTTCCAGAAACTTGAGCGTATCCAGTAACTACAGCATTTCCAGAAACTTGAGCGTATCCAGTAACTACAGCATTTCCCAAAACCCAAGCATCTCCAGAAATCCAAGCATTTCCAGAGATCCAACAATCACCTTCTTGACTTAGGTTTTTCTCTGATCTAACCCAACCTCCTAAATCACCTTTCTTGATACCGTATAAAGGAATATCTCGAAGTGCTCTGATTTGAGTTAGACCGTCTTTTTTGTTGGTAGTTAATTCGTATTTCATCGTTTTATCTCCCTAAACGCCAACCTCGGTTTAATTAACAAAAAAGCTTCGAGCCTAGTCCCACATTTGGGGCACTCTTCTTGCTCCCCTGCGATGTCACAGGCTACTGTTGCGGGAACAGTTTGCTCATCAAATTTATCTAACAAACACTCCCCCGCTTTTGACTGAAACTCAATTTCAGTTGTGCAGTTAGGGCACTCAACAACTACGGAATCATATAATCCCATACACTAAGCTGCCTTGGAGTCTTTCCCAGTCATGATAAACCAACCAAGAATCCCGAAATCAGCATAATCATGGTCGTGATACTCTAATTCAAAAATAGCGATATCAAACTCTTGTGATTTAATGCCCATCCCCACAGCTTGTGTTTTGATGGCCGTCAAAGTACCTTCAAAAGCTTTGCCAGTCTTACTGTGGATTTGATAAATTCCTGTTTTTAAATCTCTAAGCCTGTACATAAAACCTCCATTATTGTGTTCGTGGTGTACCATTAGAAAGTAACTCTTTTTAATACTTTGCTGTAACCCTTTTTGATCTTACTATGCAGGGATTTGTTTTTCAGTAAAGAGTGAATCAACAACAATCCGCCCCCAGGAGCTACGACTACCGTAGTCCAAAAAGCAATCTGTTTAAAGGTCTTCTTTTTGCTCATTTCAAACTCCTCAAAGCCTTCCCAGCATTAAGTCTACTTTCGGACCTTACCTTACCCTTTAAGTTAGGTGTTGTATCCGCTTCTTTGATTATAATCTCAGATAACTGTTCGGGGGTCAACTGTGTCTTTTTTGACTTCAATAAAGCGGCCACACCGCTTACAAAGGCGGTGGCCTGTGAGCTACCGCTCAGTGCTGCTCTTCCGTTTTTGGGGTAAGTACTCGAGATCCTCACTCCAGGAGCCGCTATGTCTACGCTCTTTTTTCCATAGTTAAAACGGGCACCTACAACATCTTTTTCATCTGTCCCCGTAACACAAAGTACGTTAGAAAGTTCGTAAGCACACGGAAAGAAACGTTTTTCAAGTCTATCATCTATATCTGCTTCATTGTTCCCGGCTGCTGCAACTACTAGGATCCCTGCCTGACGGGCCCGTAACAAAGTTAAATACTCCGCCTCTACAAAACGCATACCTCCCGCACTAAAATTAATAATATCTACCCGACGTTTGATCGCATAATCCACAGCTTTTATAGCGTAGTGTAGGTTTTGTGGCCCTGTGTTGTTAGAGGAATAGTACTTGATCGGCAAAATAGAGACCCCTGGAGCCACTTTCCGCACAATACCTGCTACGTGCGTTCCGTGGCCGTTCACGTCACTATGGTCCCCAAAGGGGGGTGTGAAGCTTTTACCCCACATAACGCCTGGGAGGTCTGGATGATCTGCTTGCACTCCGGTGTCGATCACCGCCACGACTACGTCTTTATGGCCTCTGGTAACTTCCCATGCCTTGAGTATGTCGATTTTAGCCAAGCCCCAGTTCTCTGGAGAGTTGATTAGAGCCTTTTTCTGAGTACTTTCGGCATGGTCTCCGTAAGTCAGAATTCCTAAGATAGCCAATATAGCTGCATAAAAAGTATAGTTCATAATCCCAACATAACACGTCTTGGGGGGGTTTGGGAACCCCCTATTTTGGTATAATTGGATTAGATATATAGATTTAGATTGGAGATCTCCCAAAATGAGTAAATTCAAGAACTTAGCAAAAGATGTGCCCCCTACAGAGCATACTTTTATTGTGGACGTTGAGGGTCAAGCTACCAAAAAACGGTATGTAGGTGAGTTTACTTGCAAAATCCCTACCCAAAAAGACCAATGTCTCATTGCTAAACACAGAGCGTTCCTTAATGGAGAGTTTGCTCAATATCTCGACCCGATTACTTTAAACACCCACCACATGATTTCTTATCTCAGATTCACTATCCAGACCGACGGCTGCCCTAAGTGGTGGGTAGATTCGGATTTGGGCTATGAATTAATCGACGCCAACGTTACCGAAGTCGTGTATAACAGCGTGTTGGAGTTCGAGCGTGACTGGATGAAGCAGATTTGGGGAGAAGAAGAGATACAAAAGCTAGAGGACCAAGACGGTGACCGAGAGGAAGTCCAAGAAGCA